TCCGGTCCCGTTCGTTCGCTCCCACATTCTCAGTACGCTTAAAACGTTCGCGGCGAGTTTCAGCGAAGTATTCAGAACGCCCGAACCATCGTTGTATCCAGCGTAAGTAATGCTCACTTGCACGCTAGGATCAACCGCAGCCAGTCCCAGAGGACCGTTCACGGGCGTGATGCCAGTCAAAACGATATTGTCCTGAATCAGCGTTGCTACACCGTTGTTGCCCAGCTCCCGATAGGTCTCGCGGATCGCTGAGTTCAGCATCGGGATTGTGAAAGGCGCCGTGTCCGTTAGGATTTGGCCCTCTCCAACCGTAGCGTTCGCCCCGGCCATCGTATCGAGCACGAGGCTTCGTGCCAGAATCATGATGTCGCTTACCAGCGGATATGTCGGCGGCGCACCTATGGGCATATAGTTAGCATCACGAGGAAACTACGAAAACACTTCCCGTCAGGAGTTCGAGTTATGCAGACGCATTCCCTCGTGAAGATTTTGGGATTAAAAGTCTAACTTCCTGATGCTCAAGCAGAACCCACGGAATTACCTGGTCTGCATCGCCTGACGCTGCAATTAAAGCTAGTTGCGCGGCTAAATTGGCGACAGATTGCCCCGAAAACAACCTCAGAAAATGAGAACGATCAGGCGTGAGGTATGTCATTTTCTGATTGCCCCTTCTTGCCCCACCAACGCTTCGACTCTGGCACGTCAGCTTTGGTTTTAACTCCCGCTTCCACAGTTTTTTGCCAATCCAAAATACAGATCGTCCCCGGCATTGCCGTAGACGCATGGTACGCAATCGAAAGTGACCGGATCGGCTCCGAACAGTTAGGACAGTTAACTGGTTTCGTTGCTTTGCGGTGCCAACTGAATTCTTCGCCAAAGTATTCCGCTGCTACGTGGTCATCAGCACTAAGCCATTCCTGCAAGTCTTTCGGGCTGGAAGATTCGAGCACTCGCGCCTGCTGAAGCCTGAATCTGTAGTAGGTTTCCTTGCGTAGCACGGCTGCCGCAATTTCCTGCTTCGTTGGCGGATAATTCTTGCTCCAAAAGACTCCAAGCTTTCCGTAGTCATCGCCAATGCTTGAGGTCGCCGTGACCGTGATTTTGGCGTCCTGGTCGAGTGAATGGTTGCCGGGATTAACAATGTCCATTGCTACCCGTTCGGCCATGTGGAACGAAGCCGTTCGCTGTCCACTGTCAGGATTGATTTCCTGCTGATTGACTGGATGTGGGATTGTCGTTACCAGCGTCCATTCTTCCCCAGGTTTCAACTCCGCAATCTCCATGTTCGGAACCAAAGGCGGGAGATGACGGTTCAGCTTTGCGCCTGCGGGCCGCGGATCGACGATGCTGTACACGTAAACGAAGTATTCCGGCTTGCGATAGACGTTCGGATCAATGAACGGCTGAACGTAATTGCCGGGGTCAACGTCCATCATGCGCTTGGCTTGCTGGTTAAGGTGCCCGGTGTCGTCAGTTGCTACGCCTACGATTGAAATATCTGGCATTGTTTTCTCCTGATTATGCTATTGATACTCCGCCCATGCCGCGCGTCTTAATCATGTTCCTGACGTTCGACATGGCTTGATTCCAGTGCTTCTCCAACTCGTGCGCGCGCTTGTCAATGATCGACGTGCGGCATCCTTGCCGCGAAAACGATACTGGACCATGAAAAGCTAGTCTCGAATCGTGCAACGCCGCTTCTACCTTATCCTCGGCGTTCTGGTCTTTCTTTTTGAGCATCGCCTGGATTGCAACCTTACGGCGCATGAGCGTGACACCCTGACACTTAATTGCTATCGGCACAACCATATCGAGGATCATGCTATTTAAGGGCATGTACTCAACCACAAGTCTGCCATTAACCATGCCGCGCCATACGAACGGCTGCAAAGTCTCGTAATTTCCCTTCCAGGGGAAGTCTCCAAGCGTTTGCATCCCGTTTGGCTCACGGTTTTGCATGAACCACAGCGTAGGGCTGCCATAGATTTCAGGCGCATACCATTGCTTGAGAATCCAACATGGCCGCCCGTCTTCTACGATGTCTTTGTAGCCGCAACTATCGCCGGCGGGATTTGACCACGCACGGCGAACCGTCCAAGTCTGTCCCCAGACAAGCTTGAAGTTAGGTCCGCCGTAGCGGTTGAGTCCCCCGACTCGGGTTAAGCGGTCCTGAAAGTGTGCAGGACACGTCAGGCGCTCTGCCTTGCCTGCATACCAACTCATCGGAGCTTTAACTTGATGTCTGCGTAAGCGGAGAGTACGAATTTCTCGCCGTCTAGTTCAATCTCTTCTGCGGAATATTCGCCAAAGAGAACGATGTCACCAACGCTGAGATTGGGGCAGATACCGAAGGCCAGAGCTATTACTTCGCCCTTGTTTGATTTCTGCTGAAATTGATCGGGTTGTACTACCATCGCGTCGTTAGTCTCTTCGACTCGCCGCAAGAGTACTTTGTCGTTCAGTGGCTCGTAGCGATGCTGAGCGGGAACATTACCCGCCCGATTCAGTAATTGCTCTAGGTCTGCGCGCTTTGACTGTTCTAGCACGTGAAATCCTTCCGATAATTCCGCGGTCGCTACTGTTCCGTGAAATTCCACAGGATCATCTTTCTTCGCACGTCCGGCGCTGAATTGCGCCGACTTTGCGCCTTGCGCGAGCTTGTCACCTTGCATTGTTTTCTCCTGAATTGAAAATTAGGGCGGCCCTCTCCTCATCGCCGCCCTAGTTAGGTCAGATGGCCGGTTGAGCTGCACTCTGGACGTAACAGGCGGCGCGAACGTTCGAGTTAGCAATGTTGAACGCCGTGATGTACGCCATGATGTAGCTAGTCAGGTATGACCCGCTGCCTGCGATGTCCGGCACGGGCATAACCGTTGCGCCTCCGCCAAAGTCATGCAACTCAAGCGGCGCGGTTTCAAACATGTACCACGTATCCGGGCAGAACAAGTCTAAGCGGCCCGGTAACGCAGTGATGGACACCTTCAGTTCCCGGTTGCAGAATGTGGGAGTGAAGAACTTCTTTCCCATATCGAGCGCCCGGTCGCCTTTTACGTCCGCCTCATTGGCAATCTGCACGTTGAAGTACAGATTTGACACTGCCATGCCTTGGTCGTAACCGGTGTACCAAATAGCGCTTTTTACCGCTTCTGCGTCCTCGCCTTGAGCGCGCGCAAGCAATGTTGCCGCCCTCAAGCCAATCGACTGAGTGATGGGCTTTCCTGCGAGGTTGATAGTAGGAGTCTGCAAACGGCTGGGATACGTTGCCCGATTCAATCCGGCTAGCGTTCCGGTGTTTGCATTGTTATTCCACAGCCGCAGCCCAAGAATCGAGTTTCCGGCTGCCCCTGACGATCCCTGCACCACAATGAAATCCCCGACAGCAGTTGCGCCTCCGGTAGACGGCAGAGCAGTTGAGAAGTACAGAGTGTTTGTAACCGGATCAACAAAGGAAATTGTTGCCGTTCCCCGCGTAGTTCCGCCAATCGACGGGAATACCTGAACGACTTGCTGGTCAACGAATCCAGCAACATTGTTCATGCCAGCGATTACCGAAGTTTGGTTGCCGCTGCCGCCAGTAGTGATGGTTGCTGTAGTCGGAATCTGGTCGATTGTGCCAGACCCGTCCGAGTTCATTAAGCCTTCAATGCCCGTGGTGGTGGAAGCCAGTGAGTATTTCAACTCTTTGGCTGTTACCTGAAACGTTCCACGCTCTTTGCCTTGCGTGGCCCGCTTCGCCAACCAGGTGTATTGATTAGGCGCAATGACTACGACGGGAGACAAGGCAAAAGCCTGATACTGCGAGCCGTTGCCTAGCCCGATAGCGTCTCCATCACCCGTGCCTTGCTTGATGGAAGCGCCACCTTGAATCCTCAATTGCACGCGCGCCGAGGGACGAGTCGTTCCACCGCCAGCGGTGATGTTCGAGGCTGGTACTTTGTTGAATTGCTTGAGGGCCAAAGAATAGAGATTGTCGAACTCCGGTACCAAATCGCCAATGTTGGTACTGAAGGCGTCCAACTCAATCGCTTCGGCCGCTAGTTCATTTAATTGGGCCATGAGAGTCCCTTTTTTGGAGTCTCATCCCGCCGAAATCTCCTGATTATTTCTGCTGATGGAACCACGGCCACGCCTCAAGGCTGTGGGTAGAGATTTATTTCGCAGCGTTTACGAGTGGCTTAACGTCCTTCGAGGACGACGCTGTTGAGGCTGGAAATCGTTTGCAATGCGGACATCTAAGTCCGTGCGACCAATAAATCTGGCAACTGATATAGCCGCGGCTCTCCAACAGATGGAGTATGGATTTCACCGCCATTGCACCTGTCTGCCTTTGAACTGTCCATCTTTCATCACGCCGCGCTTGCCCATGTATAGTTCCATATATCCTGGGCCGCGTTCAAGTTCGTCCATCGTTGGCTTGCGCGAGAGCATGATTACGCCTGTTCCTTTAGAAACTGCCCCATTCGTGCCGGGTTTGGCTGTAGCTTTAGGAATCGCACCGTACCCGCGCCGTTTCCAGACGTTCTCTATCGCTTGCGGGATCGCTGCTTGCGCCTTCGCAGAAATGAAACTGACAATCGCGCCCCGGTCTGGTTTTGGGCTAGCGAAATGTGCTTTGATCTGCCCCGTATAACTCGGATCGCGGGTAAGAATGTTCTTCAACTCTACTCGGATACCGCTTACTAGATCGTCTCTCGTCTCCGGTGCCAGCTTTCGCAACTTAAGGTACGGCGCTAAGACTTTCTCGATCTCTGAATCTCGTTTAGTTATCGTTTCGCGATCGATATCAGCCTTGAACGACTCCTGTTGCTGCTTCTGAAAGGCTTTACGGTCCTCTTCGAGCTTCTGGCGTTCGGGATCTGGGCCTGCTGGTTTCGCTGTGACTTTACCCTTTTCGCCCTGTAGCCACTTATAGGCGCGTTGCAGCAGGTTCTTGGCATCATCCAGCTTGTTTGCGCCGATTGCGTCGTAAATAGCCCCTAGCGCGTCCTCTAAGCCTGCTTCATTGAGGGTTGCAACTACACCAGGCTGAACCAATCCTGCATACGCCTTCGGATTCCCCTCTTTGAGCTTATCGAGCGCGTAAGGCAGCAGTTTTTCACTGAAGCCCCGCAGCATGTTTGGGTCAGAAAAGATGTCATCAATGATTTCCCTATTCCCGCTGACAATACCTTCGTCAATGAGATCAACGGTAGCAGCCTTCGTTTGTAAGGCGGCAATTCCTTCCGCACCGCCCAGCGACTCAATTTGAGTTTTCGCAGCCTGCGCTTCAAACGGAGTCTTAAAGTGCTGGGAGTATTGGTTATGAGCATTGAACGCCTTCCTGAGTTCCGCCGCGGCTTGCGGATTGGTAGCCTTGAGATTCTTAAGCAGGTCGTTAATCTGCTTCGCGGAACCGGGCTTGCCCTGTGAATCTGTTACTTCCGGTTCGTCCTGCTCAACTTCCTGCTCAATCCCTGATTCCGGCTGTTCGACTTCAATTTCCGCGCCTTCGATTACTCCCGGCTCGATTGCGTCAATTACTGCGCCTTCAACTTCTGGCATTTGCGTTCTCCTGAGATGGTTGCTTTACCGTGGGCGGCGTCGGAGTCTTACCCGGTGCGGCCTTCTTCTCGGTAATGTTTGCTTCTACGTCTGTAGCCTGTTTCTCCATGAAGTCCTGCGGTGTCGCCTGAATCCCGTAGTACTTCGCTAAAAGCTGCGATGCGGTAGACGGTGGCATCTTATCCACGGCGGCGGTCACGGACTCTGACGGGGGTTTGCCCGGTTGCGCCGGCTTCAGCTTTTGCGCCATTTCCACATGTCCCTGCCAGTGAAGATGCAAGTTCTCCCAGATTTCGGGACTGAGTTTCTTCAGCTTCCGGCCTTCTGGCGAGTTCATCTTCTCGAAACACTCTTGCGCCTCTGACTCGTGATCCTCAGAAGCATCCTGCATGACCGGAACTGTCGTTACCATCGGCGGAAGAGATTGAACCTGTTGTGCTACCTGTTGCGCCATCTCTTCGTACTTCATCATCGCTTCTGGGCCTTCAGCTTCGGCCTGTTTTGCGGCTTCAAGTAACTGCTGCTGCGCTTGTGCAATCTGAGGATTCGGCTGCGCTTCAGTTTTCAACAGGATTTCAAACTCGCCTATCTGCTTGTCGATTGCATCGGCCTCAGGAATATCGAGATTGCGCAGGCCGCTCGCATCCTTCGCTATCCGCATGTTCTTAGGCAGCGATAACAGTTTGCCAATCCACGGATTCGCCGGAGCTTCCTGAACCAACTGCTGATACTTGGAGGCCTTCTCCGTCCACGTCTCGGGGAACGTAGAGTCGGCCTCGGGGAAACAAAGAATATTCCCTTTGAGATCGGAAACTTCCAGAGTTACTTTGCCTTTGCCGGGGATATTCTGCTTCAGTGTTGTCTGGCCTAATTTATCTCGTGTCCGCGCAGCGCACATAACAGCTTGCCGCGAGAAGCCTGCAACCGCCTTCTGCATTGCGCCCCACGGACTAGCTAATCGCTGCAATGCGCTGTCCCGTCGCAACGCTTGACCGCGATACGTTGCGTCAGTGTCGGTGTCCGAACCCGCCAGCGCCGGAGTGCCGCCCGTCAGCATCTCCATCAAGTCGCCAAAGAAGAATTGAATTGCTTCCCACAATGCCGGTTGATGCGTTGGCATCGGCTCCTGAACCATCAAGTTTTGACTGTCAACTCCGGGCTGTGCCACAAAAGGCCTTCTCTGGCCTGGAATATTAGTCTGGCTGGCGATCGCGTCCAAATTGAACGCCTTGCTATCCATCCAAACGCTGGGAACGGTCTTAATGAAGAAATCGTTTATGAGATCAATCCAGTTATTCAGCCGGCGCTGGGCTGAAACCGCTTTACTCATCAGCGAAGCCCGATTCTGCCCTGTCCCCGGAAGCGCCTGCTCAATCGTCAGATGGTCGTCCATGCACTCATTGCGCACGAACGCTAGTTCATCGCCAACGTAAGCCGCTAGCAGGCCATCGGGACAGCTCTCGAACAACTCATCCCGCACCGCTACATTCTGACTCTCCATGTATCCGCACGGTCGCAGCCAGGTATACGTAATCGTGCATTCTGAGTTGTAGGTATCACCTGTCTGATACCCCCCCTCAATTGCCATTGCGATATTGATTCGCGCCAGGCGGTCAATGCCAATTTCCCCGATTGACCCCGCTCCGGCCTGAATCTTGTTAGCTATCCAAGGGAAATAGCCTTTAGCCAGATTGGTTGAGACATCCCAGTAGGCTTGCACAAAGTCCATCTGATGGATGCTTTGAGTGTTGATAGGTACTTTGTGGCCGAGCTTGCCAACGACGGTGACGATTTCTCGCGCTAGCGGCTTGCGTTTCGCCTTAACTGGCTCACTCTCTGAAGTAGCCGCTTCCTGCCGTTCATCCCCGCCGCTTTCTGGCGATGTATTTTCCTCAGCAATTTCACTATCCTCTGGCGTCTCAGAAGATTGGTCGCTGGGTTGGTCGGCGTCCCCCTCGTCCTCAGGCACGACAGGGCTATCTTCATCTGGCGACTCAAAGCCAAAGCGTTGTCCATCGAGCACCGTCCGCGTGTAAGTAAGAATCCGCCCATCCGTACACAGATAGTCTGCCATCTGTGTTAGGACGTTCTTTAAGTCATTGTTTCGATTGAATATCTCTACAAAGTCTTCCGCTTTGTCGGCCGCAGTAATATCAGGTCCAGCATCGGGGTCGGCAGCCTCAAAACGACTCTTGGGGATATCCCGCGAGAGAGCGGCTGTGAGAATGTCAGAGAGCGCCCCGAAGATGTTAGTTTCGTAGTTACCTGAAGACTGTAATTGACTCCAGTTACGGTTCCCGGTGGTAGCTGAGGTTAATTGCCATCCCCCACCACGTCGTGGAAACAAGAATTGATAGCCACGCTTGAATAACTCCTGCTCCCAGGCTTGCTCAACTTCGATTCTTCGGGCGAGTAAGTCGCGTCTGGCTACCTTGGTGCATAGGCTTAAAAGTTCCTTCTTCGCTGGCTCCGAAAGTTCGAGAGATTCTTCGTGCGAATAGTCAAAGGCAGCAAGTTCCCCAGGCTCAAAGTCGGGATTCGGGGTTGCGGTCGTCTGCTCATCAGCCATTTACTTGCTTGCTCGCATCGCATTTTGAGCGAATACAGCCCTTTTTCGCTGTTTCGGGTCAGGTGAGTTCTTTTCCTTCGCCGCCCACGCCGCTGTGCTCATGCCGTGGCGTTCTGCCTGCGCCCTAAACAGGCCTTTCGTCCCTCGGCGCTCCATTGATTCCGATGCGCGTTGCAGAAATTTGCCCATTACCGCACCGCAGGCCCGAAAATGTGCCAACCCAGCATTCCAATCAAAATCCACACTACAATCCAGCCGCCGAAGCGCTGTCCCCAACCCGGTTGCGCCGGCGTGTAATAGCCCCACCAACCAAACACCAATGAAAGAATGTAGATACCCCAGAACAGCATACTTAGTGGCATTGTCAGTTCCCTCCCTCGTCGGGTAATGATTCGCCGTCGTATCCTGCCAACCATGCGGTCGTTAAGATCGGCGTAATATCTACTCGCTTTCCGTTAATTACGACAGATTCATTGTAAAACGGTGCGACGCGCATCCGGCCTCGCTCCCGGTCAGTGCGACCGACGTGATGAGCGATTGTCACTAAAGACGCACTCATTTACCCCTCGTGCGCTGCCAGCGATCTGGCGACTCGCCTTTAGGCTTGTGTCCCATCGCTGGGTCAGCGTGTAATTCCGCCTGCATCTTTGCCTTCTGCTCGGCGCTTAACGGCGAACCGTCAGAAAGCAGATATTTAACTTGGGTCCGCGTCCAGGGCACCGCACTAGTACCCCATCCCCGGCTCTTGCATCATGCTTCCAACGTGGCCCATTTCTTTGGTCATGTCGCTGGTAGGATCGCCTGCATGGAGTCCAGCCGCTAATCCGGCATGGTGATGCGCCTCTTCTGCCGTCGTGTGCTCAGAACGGTGCATCTTGCTACCGTGATGCGACGTTACGGTATGCTTTCCGCCTTCGTGATCGTGCTCAATCTCAATGCTTTGAGCGGGGCCGTGTTGAGCTACAACTTCGTTGATGTCCTGCCCCGAAGCATCGTTATCCCCTTCAGGTTCTTGACCTTTGGGGTTAGCACCCTTGCGAGCGTCCAGTTCTTTCGGCGCGCGCGAGTCGTAAGCTGCCATGCGCTGCCGATTGCCGAACTTCTTCCCGTCTTTACTCGTGAATGCCATGTCAACTCTCCTTGTTTGGTTCGGTTTCCAACGCTTTCATGTGTGCCGCAAGTTCCTGCTCATATTTGCCTAATGGCTCTGGGAACGGCGCGGCTGTGGACGTTTGCCAGAGCATCGGCGGGCGTTCCGCTGTGGTCACATACCGCTGCGCAATCACTTGCGCCCTAAGCCGCTCAATCTCCGCATCCTTCTCAACCCGCAGCCGTACTAGCTCAGTCTCGAGGAATCGCACGTAACGCGAAGTAAACAAAGCCTCAAAGAACTGTCGAATCTCTGCACCCAACGACTCATTATCCCCTACTTGGCTTATTTTCATCTTGTCATCCATCCCGGCACAATATTCTCCTTCTTCGGCCTTTGAGCTTCCTCAATCCTTGCCTGTTCCTTATGCACAAAGAAGAACCTTGCTACCGGATCGGTTATTGCCGCAGCCCGCTCCCGCATAATGTCTATCTCCGGCCGTCGTGACGCGCCCAGCATGAACTGCAACCCCATACGCGCTGCATCTGCCGGGTCATCTCCGATGTTGTTCTCTGTCCAGTCCGTCTTTCTAACATCTTCCGTATTATCGCCATCCCGCAGCAATGACGGTATGCACTCAATCAGCCGTGGGCAATCTTCGCTAATCTGCCACATGCCCGAATCAAGCAACTGCGACATTAGCCGCCAGCCTGAGATACGCGAACCAGGTGAGCTATCTGCCGGAAACGGCCTCGGCATCTCTTTGCCGAGTGCATCCGTAAGCATCTGAGTAATCGACTTCGGGAAACTCCTGTCGCTGCGCTTCGACAGCTTCCCCGCATCCCATGAGAACGGAAACGCTATCAGGCGTTCGCTCCCGCTCTGCTCGGTAATGTCCTTCCCGAGTTCGGTCTCTCCTTTCATTCTTCCCCATAGCTCACGATACGTCGTAACGACGCCTTTCTCATCCTGCGAATGCCAGTAGATAGCATGGGGATGGTCATAGCCCCAGTCCCCCGACATCCATTTCGTATGCCAAGGCTTGATAAGCTCTTTTGCACGTTCGGCGCTAATAACGTGCTTTTGTGGATCAAACTGCGGGAAATACTGGCCTTGGAAGACATCCCACTTGCCATATAACCACGCATCCCGAAGGTTCGGATCAGTAATCGCTAGCAGGTTCGCGCCGTAGTCGGTCTGGGTTAAGAAGTAATCGCGGCGCTGCTTATCATCCCAAACGTTGTAATACGTGCGGTCCGATATCCCATCACGCTTCAACTCATTGCGTGACCATTCGATATTGTCCCAAGAGTAAGCTTGTACAAACGCCCACTTCTGCCGCTTCTCTTCAGGTTTGAGATCGCCATCAACCAGCACCCGGCGAAGATAGGTCAATCCAATCGGCGGAATACCGGACTCAGAGATCGACGGCATAAAGCCATATATCATCTTGCACAGTATGTTCGGGTTAGTCGTGCAGCGATTCGAGCCACTCAGCCGCTCTAGCTCGCGCTGTGAGAACTCTTGGCACTCGTCTGGCGCAATGTCGGCAAACTCTGCCGAGTAGTAGTCGCCCATGTCCTTCTCGGTTTGCGCCGAGCCAAAGAATAGGACTGAACCGTTTGGAAGCTGTAACTGCTTCTTTTGGTCTCGATACCACGCCTGACATTCGGGAAACTCGTTAAACAACTGAATCAGATGTGATTGCTCAAGTTCTTTGATTGACCGCCGAATAATCAGGCCGGTTGTGTTTGGGTACTTGAGCCGACGCAACAACATACATCGTCTGACCCCACCTGACTTCGCCCCACCGCGCGCCCCGCCAAAGCCTATGCGTGTGTAGTCTGAGTTATCCCAAAGGTCCCAAAGCCTGACTTGCTTAGGCTGTAGAGCTACATCAATTCTCACGACAGGCCGACGTGTGTAATCCTGACTTCAATTGGCGGAGTGCCAGGCTTGCCAACGAGTTCAACTGCCTGCGGAGCTTTCCCGTGCTTGTGATCGCCAAGGTACTTCAAAGCTTCGCGCCGTGCTGTATTGTCCGGCACCGTCACAGTCACCCCAGTCTTTGACATTAGCGTCAGTTCGGCGTTCAGCTGTTCGCCCCATTTCTCTTGTTCCAGCTTGTCTGGCAGAATCGCCGAGGCAAAGTTTCGTTTGCGCTCAACTATTGGCTTCGGCCTACGCCCCGCTCCTGGTCTTTTACCGCCATTATTTCCAGCCATAACTGATTAAACTGATTATCTCCTGATTGTTTTCACTAATTCAGTTCAAAGGGATAAGGGCCGATAGTCTGGCCCTAACCTTCTTTCCTCCTTTCCCTTACGGAACCGGAGTAATAGGTTGTAACTTGCTCCAATCAATAGATTTAGCCAATGTCTCGTCCTCAAGCAATGTAGCCTGAACTATCTTTTCCACTTGCGCGAGCGATCCCAGCGCATTCTGTGGGAATGTAGGATCAGCTTTCAGCGCATTGATTACGCCGAGCCACGCTGCAAGTACGGTGTTGATGCTGGGCTGTGAGGTTACGCCCGAGGCGAGTACAGCCGAAGTCGATGCTGTGATGTCAGTGATAATTTGCTGGATTTTCGCCGAAATCCCAGGAATGTTCTTAAGGATTGTGGGGAGTAATCCGAGAATTAGAGTCGCTATTCCCATTATTTAGACCTCCCCGTATTTGTCAGCATGTCGCCCACAGCAATGCCGAGCTGTGTGATTGCTTGACTTAGCGCCGTTGTATCACTCGTTACACCCGCATGGTAGCTTTGCGCCGCGGCAAGCGCTGTGTTGTAGAGATTCTCAGCCAGGAATAGGTATTTACGCCCAGCCGCAGGAAATGGCGTTTGCGAGGCATCACACGCGAAAGTCTGACCGTCGAATGTCACCGTTGGAGGGAATCCTTTGTCTGAGCATATTTCCCAAGTCTTTACGCCTATAATGGCAGCTTGTGCGTCCCCAATACTGCGCGCTGCAAAGGCATCGAAGGTATTGATCGTGCCTGGAACGGGCGCTGCGACAGGATTCTTGGTACATCCGACCGCCAGCAGTATGGCCAGCATTACCACATATAGCTTCATCGTTTCGCCCTCACTAGCCAGCCCTTGACGTCGTTGGCGTACTTCTCTGGATTGCTGTTGTAGAGATCCTGATAGAACTTTGCAGCTCCGGCCCGAATACCCGCTAAGAGCACATCCGCCACGCTTGCATTGATTGCTTTGAGCGTTTGCGGCCCAGGGATTCCGTCGTCATTCACTCCCGCGGCGCGCTGCACAAGTTTAGTTGTTTGTGGGACGCCCATATTGACTGCGAGGTCTAAATACTTGTTGGCTACATCTTGATCCAGAATCAGTGAGCCAGCGATTTGAGTCCAATAGTCAGTGAAATAAAAGGATTTAGCGTACTCAAGCGCGCTCTCTGCGTCCGCCTGGTAGAACGCTGGCGGAACTTCGGGATGCGCTATGGAGTTTATGCCAAAGCGTGCCTTGCCGCCATTCGGCTCATCCGTGACGACGCCGGAGCGTCGGCGGTCTTCGTCGTCCATCAAAAAGCTGAACGCAATGTTGTAATCACCCATTGAGATTCCCGAAGTAAATGGCCGCCACGAATGCCGAAAATCACCACAATGCCGACGATTGCAAGTGTGACGGCCATTCCAGTTAGGGAGTCGGGGTGCCGAAGGTCAGAATCATGGCCCCTGGCTTCGTCGGGCTGTCATCGACTTCGAGTGTGTCCGTGCCGACCACTCCAGTTACGATGTCCGTGCATGTAACGTTAGCGGTGCGCGGATTGACTGCTGGCGGTACAGGCTTTACGGCCGTGAAGGTTGCGCTGCCGTCTGCATTCTGAGTTAAGGTTGCGATGGTGGGATCGTCAATGGCCCACTTGACATTGGCAGGATTCAGCGTGACCGGATTTCCGGCTCCGTCTGTTTCCATTTCCGTGCATTGAATTGTCTGTGAATCAGTCTCTTTACCGGGTACGCTTGGCATGGTCTTATCTCCTTGTAGTAGTTAGGGTTATTGTTTGGGCGTTCCAAATGTGAGGTCCATTTTGCCCGGCGGAAGCGGAATCAATTGCAAAACTGCGTCCACTTTCTTAGTAAGTTCGTCAATATCTTTGTCGATGTCCTGGAGTTGAGTGGCTAATTTGCGCTGTTCAGTCAGAATCAGCGAAAGAGCTGTCCCAATATGCCCAAGAGCCAGCAGTATCTTGCGCTCATCCTCACTCAGCCAACTTTGTTCCATGATTATTTTAGGTAATGCAATAGCAGATTAAGTCCGACCGCCAATGCCGTAATGCCTGCCCCCATTGCCCACATGCGGCCTTCCAAATTGCTCTTGGAAGACTCTAGAGTTTTTAGCCGCGTATCGGTTTCAGACCGTTGCGCACTGTTCTGTTCGTCATACATATCGCGCCGTAGAAACTCGCCACGTTCACGTTCAATTTGATCACGAAACTGATTCATTTCAGCTAAACGCCGATCAATGTCCCTACGTGCCAACAAAAGAGCTTCGCGTTCCATCTCATGCGTTGCTTCATGACCCTTCTGCCACTGCTCGCGCAGCTCTCTCTCATGTGAGACATCGTTGCCGCGCGAGTTCATGCTGTTTTCTAGTGACCGCTGCCGCCACCTGGAGGATTGTCGCCGCCATCATCGGGTTGAGGTCTTGGTTTGGTTGGGTCTGGTCTAGGTGGTTGCGGTTGCGGTTTCTTTGGATCGGGCATTTTATTCCTCCGTGTGGTAGTTTACGAACTTGCCTGTTGGGTCACGTCTGATCTTGAAGCCGAAACGGTAATGGTCGGCTATGCTCTTGCAAGACCCGCGATCCTCGTAGACCATGAATTCCACAGTCATGCCTTCGTCCCAATCAGGAGCGTAGTCATCGCAGAACTTGAGCTTGTAAACCTCACCATGACTGCGTATCTGGTATTCGCTATCGCTATATTTCTGAATAACCTGGAAGTTTTCTAAACGTGCCGTGTGATTGTAAGACTGAATCGACCGCGCACCGTAACCGAGCACCAAGCCAGCGATAAATGGGAGAACGCGAACGAGGCTATTCCACCGGAGGCTCGATCTTGAGTAACCATTCGCAGTGGCAGACGCGATTACCAAGTCGGGTGTTAATGTCTCGCAGTTGTGCGATTTCATCGGCATGTTTCTTGAGTTCCGCATCGCGCCGAGTCTCATTCTCTTGACGCAATAAATCAAGCCGCCCAGCATAGCGAAACACATACCAGCCAGCAACAGTAACCGCTCCACCAAAGAGCAAATAAAGTAAATGCTCTGCAAGTTCTGCCCACTCATGCACCGCCCCCTCCTGCCGTCGGCGGCTGGGCCGGAGAAACGGGCGGGACCGGGGCTGGTGGGGGTTCAGTTACCGCAGAAGTTTCGACTGTCACAGGGGTTTCGGTCGGCGGCACGGTAGTAGTTTTCTCAGTCACAGTTTTCACTGATTGGATGCCGGGAGAAGGTTTCGGGTCTTCGCCTTTGAACGCCGTAAACAGTGCTCCATTGACGTTACCGAAGGCTTGGCTCACTAGCATACCGAGCAGTGTGACTACAACAGCGTGTTGTGGGTCGATGCCCTTTGCGATTACCCAGATGCCGAAGGCCATTGTCCCCGCTAAGGTGCCCGTCCACATCACTAACAGAACTAGGACGATCCCGCCCTTGGTGTTGAAAACTGTGGCTATGTCTTGAAGCGTTTCAACCGATGGGACCTTGCCGCGATAGGCTAGAATTACGAGACTGACGAAGAATATGCCCAGTATTAAGCTAACAGCGGCAATGTAAATGTCCAGCTTATCGAACATTAGGCCGTTTGCAGCTGCCAGACAGGTATGCAGCCAGAAGGCTTGATCTTCCATGCCTCGTCAAATGTACCGGCCGTTACCGCGCCGCGCGCGTCGTAGAAGATTGGCAGCGAGGTCGTTGTCAGAAGCAGTCCGAGAAACTTCCCTGCGGCGTCATAGACTTCTTCGGCTTTCTTTCGGCGGATCGCGTCAAGCGCGTCCGTGAATTTCATCCAAAATCTGACAGAATGGTCCTCAGCAAGTACGGGGATTCTTTGCATTTTTGGGAATAGTCGTTCCTGTAAGCAGAACGTCGCATTATCGCAGCGAATCACGGCCTCTCGGCTAGGTTGGAAATGCAAACTAACCTATAGGCCTATTCTGGCTAAATTGCAAGAGGAAAACGGTTAAGGGATCGGATACGGGAACGAGATCGGCCCAAACCCGCCCTTGGCGATGGTGTTGAAGAGGCTGGTCTGCATCACTTTGTAAGTGCCGTCGGGCTGGAGGTTGGCTGCCTGCCAGCGAGTCCATCCGAATGTATAAGGGCCACAGTAATCGAAGCTCTCCATTACGGCCCCGTTATCCCACTGCCACGTTACCCGGACAAACTGCTGCTGGCCTACGTCACCATTGAAGTCATCGTACATGGGGCCAGATAGCTGAGTCACACCCACCTTAAGGTTCTGCACTGGCCCCTTTACGCCGTTGGTTACGGCTACATAGGACGTATCGGGAATAATAATCGGCGGCAATCGCATCGAAGGATCATAGAATCGCGGACACCAAGGAACTCCCTTGCCCAAAAACGCCTTAAAGTTACCAGCCTTCCAGTCCAGCTCGGTGAGCTTCTGGTACACGTACTGAGTGTCATAAGGGTTGTAGTCGAAGCCCAGCAGCGCCGGAGGGTCGTTCTTGGGGTACCAGATACCAGTGGGCGACGCTACGGTGTACTGGGGCTGCTTGGTGATAGGGTCAACGAGATGGCTGTTCCACCAGAACTCTTGCGGCGGGGATAGGTAACTGAGAATGTCGATCATTTGAGCGCCCTTAACAGACGTTCTATTTCCACGAGATGAAGGTCAATCATAATTGCGCTGCCGATCATAATTCCCATGAATAGACAGAAAATATTCTGCGTCGTTTGATTCATCTTTGGTTCTCCTGCTTCTCTGTGTCGGCTAGAGTCATGGCTGCGCTTTTTTTGGAGCTTTCGGGCAGCCTTGAGCATGTTGGTACTCATGTGGCCTGTGGCGACCGGGCTTAACTGGCTGGCCACATTCTTTGCAAAGTTTATGCGCTTTCACCGTCCCTCCGCTTTCTGAAGAGCAGCCCGTCGCCATACTATCCAGCCACCGTCATGCAATCCTGACGCGGTTACACACTCATCCGAGTTGAGATCGCTAAGAATGAATTCTCCGAAGCCGCGTTTTACTGCTACCCACCCATAAGATTCCAACCAAGGCTTCTTCTCTGCGCTGTCCCCTGGATTGTTAGTCATTGAATTCCCTTCAGTTCCGCCAGTTCTTTCCGCATATCGGCTACTTGACGCTCCAGCCCGTTAATCTGTTTCTGTATCTCCGACAGATGCGCCCCTTTACAGTACAAGTCCTCCCCTACGGAGATAATGCCGAGATAGAGCTTCTTCATTCGCTCGGCACGAGTATCTGATTCTTCGATTTCATACGACATATAAGTGTTACAAATGGGCGTCACCCTGCTTAGGATTTCCCATTGACTAGCTCCCCGCAGCGATTCTTTATAGACTTTCGCCATGCGGCTTCTTCTTTGCGCGTCATCAATACTACGCGACCCTTCTTTGAAATTGACTTGATTGGACGTTCGCGTGGCGGCTTCCTTCTCTCTGCGCTGTCAGGCATTAGAGTTCTCCTCTTTTACATAGCGCAACTAGCTCATCCTGTAATTTATGCAGACGTTCCATTGCTTCACGATGATCGTTGATAAAAGGCGTTATGCCGCTTCCGGCACTCATTCCGCCCATCTCGCAACTGGCTTTATAAACTGCTTCGTCGGCTTTCATGATACGCTTACATTGATAATTTAACGCGGCACGAAATTCCCAATCAATTTCTTGCTTAGCCATATCACACATCTCCCTTTGGCGGATCGGGTAGCGACGCAGTAATACCGCGTTGTCCTTGGTACTTCCCTCGGTATGGCTCGGCTGGAGTCGTAGTCCGCATAAATACTAGATGAGCAAAAGGCTCTCCAATTGGCAGTGTTTGCTTAACCCACGAGGCAATCTCTAAGGTAATCTCGCCATGAAACCCGGCATCAACCCACGTCGGACCTAAATTCGATAACCCCTTACGCGCCCAAGTAGATCGCAACCCGACCAACGCGACTAAATCATCCGGCATCTCGAAATATTCTCGTGTTGTGGCAAGGCAGAAACCCCCCTTGTCCAATTGCGTCCGTTCTGCGGAGCCAAGTACAATATCAATACCGTTTTGCTGGAATTGGGATAGTTCGACTCCTTCAATTTTCAGTTTGCCGGTTTCGATGTACCATTTTAAATCGCGCCCGCTTAGAATCATTTTGTCTCCCCGCCCTCTCGCTCGGCTCTCAGCTTGGCAAGCTCGGATTCCAGGCGGTCAATTTCTGAAATCTGATGACAGTTTAGACAAATAAGATCGCGCGGTCCGGCTGAGATATACATCATACCGTCGCACTCTGGACAGTATGGTGGAGCTTCGTTCGGCCACTTGATAAGTTTAAGCTTCCGCTTAGCTCTTTCTTCTTCCAGCGCGTGAGCCATGCGGATGGGTGAGGCGTATTGTTCGTAAGCCACCATCAGGGCGCGAGCGATCTTCGGCCATTCGTCGGGCCAATACTGTGTCCACAGTCCCTCGTTTTCGCTCTGAAACTTATCGTAAAAGTCGTCAGGACTCATGACTGTCTCTGCACTCACCCGTAGATTTTCCAAGCATTTAGGGCAAGTGACCATGCTTCGGTCGCCAGTACACATAGCGTTGCCTTTTCTCCCATCCGGCGTCATACAGGAATTACCGAATCCTGTCCAAAAGTGAACTAAGTTCGGCGGTGTCTCCGCACTCACTTGTTGACTCGATAATTGATTAAGTCGGCGTACTTCGGGGTCGTTTTGTAGATTTGTTTCAGGTATCACAGGCATCGCCTCCTTTGCTGTCTCTGCACTCACCGGCGCGGCGGCTTTCTCGCAAGGCGGCTCGTGAATCACAAAATGATTGGGGCTAGACAACGTATCTAAGTAGCAGTTAGGACCGTTACAGTTGGTGTCTTTCGATGGCATCTCTGCCCTCCGTTCAGTTGAGTCTGCGCTGGCTGCAAATTTATCTGGATGTTGTTCGGGTAACTTTAACCCTTGTCCTTTTATGAAATCCTCCAACAGATAAATTCGCTCAAGCCTCTGTAGTGCATCCAACGCAGCCTGTGATGCGTTCTCATTAATTCGATTCCACAATTCAAGACTACAAGACACTCCGACACTTGTGATTACTGGCTCATCTAAGTGCACCACAACTGAGGGCTGCTCTACGCTAGGGGAGACTCCCTTTGCCCAATCCGGCCCGTATTGCCCTTTGCGGACATCTAATACGCCGAGGGATACAGGCTCAATGAGACGCCAGTCGGCCTCCTCTAGTTCCTGATACCGTAGCTGCGACTCTGGCTTCCAACGCATGCCGTCGTGTAAGCCCTCCTGAATCATGGTTTCTATGCGTTTCTGGTGCTGTTGAAAACTGCAAGTACGGCGTGGCGTAAACGCTAGCGGTGGATCATAAAGATTGACGGAGTTTACTATTGCAACATGGCTACCGGAATGGCCCGGAATAAGCGAGCATCTAGCACCTAATACCAAGTGGGCGCACGTTCCCTTCTGCTCGGAGTTGCTCATCGCTTTGTCTCTTTCTTCAATGCTTTTGCCAATAACCGGATGGAATCAGACAGCATCGCTATTGGAACTCCGATTATGATGGCCGCTATAATGAGGTCAAACCATCTAATGTCAGTCATCGTTGCTCATCGGGTTTATCTCCACAAATACGCCACAAGCATTCCGACTAAGAATGCCAACGGCAGAGTAAACCAAAGCCACTTTGGCAGCTCGGAGTTAGAGGTTGTCATCGGGTCCGCCTCGCTGCCAATAGTTCATCCCACCATCTACAATATTTACAATTGCATGGCTTCTTATGTGGCCTTGTGCCGTCGCTCATCTCTCCTCCTTACACGTACCCGACGGGCACTTTAACTCCGCCTTCGAGTAATTCGTAATTAGCGTCCGAATCCTCCAGTCCGCAATCGCCGCGAGTAGAATGTCGGTCGCAAAACTTCCGAACAAGCGGGCGGGGATCGTGTTCATAGGGATTAGATTTATGTCCATCGCGGCAGTATTCAGCTTTTAGTTTGAGGATATTTGTCGCCGTGGCAGCGCATCCCTCTTGATCGCAAATGTCGCCCTCGCCAGCGAAATATCCAAGACCATCATCTTGAGCGCGGAGATAGGTTGTGCCAGCCAACACGCAAGCCCACTGCACAGTCCCGGCGAAAGCCTCGTGTACTTTCTTTCCCTTTCGCCACAATTCAATTCTGGCTGAGATGCGCCACTCGTTTCCCGAGAGACCGCTGGTTTTGTATCGTGGGACTGTGACTATACGAACTTCGTCGAAAGCTTGTGCGTCCGGCTTCAGTGCTCTGCGTTCATTTTTCATTTCGTCTCTCCTATCCCCGCATCCTCCAGAATGGCGCGGGCCTCCCGGTGCAAGCCATAGCTACTCAGCATTCCAGAGTCTCGCTTGGCCCGGTTGCGGTCCCCGGCGAGGTAGGCCGCTTTCAATTCAGCTTCCAAACTGCGTACAGCACGTTCGTAAGCCACACTCCCGCGTTTAATATCGGAGTTCCAGATAATCGTGTCGGCCAATTCTCGAAACGTCGGCTCCATCCGTACCCGTTCATCGCTCATTCCGATTCCTCCGCCGCTCGAAATTCTTTAATCCATACTGCTTTCGGACCTTGAGGTTGATCTGTACGCCTTCCGCCGCGACTTGGCCGATTCCAGTCTCCGCCTTGTGTGATGTGTGAGAATTTGAAGCCAGCCGCCTTGAGCGACGTACCTGGCTCCGTTGCGAGTATTGAAGTCTGTACGCGGTCGAATCCCATCTCGCGGCATATTCTGGCGACACAGCCGTAGAGCTTCGAGCAAGCATTCTTGCTTCCGTCCGTAACCACTCGCGTAATCTCAGCAACGGTGTATTGTGGCGTCATGTGGGCCACTGGGCGACCGACAATCGCCGCTCCGACTAACTTGTCCCCGAGCTGCAAACCTACGGACCAGCGATGCCCCACGACGGCGTGATGATGCCTGTGCCAATTGGTCACAAGCTTATTCGCCTGCTTCAATGTCGTAGGTACAATTCGCAACTTCACGATTCCGATTCCTTCCTTTACCGCTCCCCCGTTTTGTCTACGCTTCGCTTACTACCGAGCAAGCCAAGTATCCGCGCGCCCCGCGTCAGCCCAGCAGTGCCGTTACATCTTCCAGCGACCGCGCCAGAATGTAGTAGTGGCCCTGTTGGTTTACCTCGCGCTCAAATGCTTCCTGGGCCGCGCTCTGCTTTCCTTTTTCGTTTTTCACTTCAATCCAAATAACTCGGTGACAGGTTGAGCCGTGATGCTTTATTACCAAGATGTCAGCCTGTCCCGGCCTCCCAAATCTTACGGCCCACTTCTTGCCCTTGTACGATCCAAACATAGCCCCAGCGTTTAACCGGATGTGCCAGATGCGATTCGCCGCCAGCCAGTCAAGTATTAGCCTCTGTATGTCAGACTCTTTCATGAGTGCAGTACCTTGTGGCACGGGATACACACTAGAATCGTGAATCTATCGTCCCGCTTTCCGCCGCCTAGCCCTCGACCAGCGCAGTGATGCCTATGCCCATGAGCTGGAGTGGGCAGGTATTCGCCGCATCCCAAAACGCCGCAACGCCGACCCTGCTGCTCCCACATCTTCCGCTTGGTAATTCGATACTCTTTCGGGGATTCAATTAGTCTCCCGTCTTTCGGTTGAGACTTCACCCGAGGCCCAGGCTTTGCAAACTTAAAGCCTGATGTGTCTATACCCTTAGCCTTCGGTTTGGCGAACTTTGTCACAGTTTCCATTCTCAAATCTCTCGCGCTTAATCTGGCTCGGCTCGTCATCTAACTCCCACGCCTTTAGCGACCAAACAACTAGATACGGAATCAGACTTAGGGGCGACTTTATGTGTGTCTGCGCCATTCCGGGGTCTCTCCGCGCTTCTTGTCCAAGTCGTCTAGCAATCCGTTTACTTCCACATCTGTGAGCGCGCGATTACCTACAGCCTGTCTCGTTAGCATGTAGCGCTTCATTAGGTACTTGATGTCATTTTCGCCGTAGCCTTGACCGTAGTGCTGGTAAGGCTCGAATCCGTGTTGTGTTCGTCCCATTGTGCATTCACATCGCGTCATAGCCCCGCGCTTTGGATCGACCGGATGTCCACCCTCTGTCGTTCCCTCGAATGTCTTTATCCAACCTTCGTGGCATTTTCCACAAAATGGGCACTTCTTCGGCTTCGACAGGTTGTAGGCGACCACGAGGTCCAAAATGTTCTTAGGCCGCGGGAAGAACTCGGCACCATTGTTCCAAGTATCAAAGGCATAACGCAGAGCGTTCACAGGAATAGGCTCCATTAGTTTCGCCCAGAACTTTGTTTCGTCCTCATTGAGTTCTTTTTGGAAAATCTTCTGACAGGTCCGAAGAATTACCGATTTCGCTAAAGGCTCGCTCAATGTTTCTGGCACTTCTTTCGTCTCTGAGTTGTGCGGCGGTTTTTGGGACATATTGATCCTCCAATTCATTCCATTCCTTCGGATCGTCTAAATAACTCGATCGGTTGAACCAGGTTGCCGGATGCGGCGTGAATTGACCGCGATGTCCTGCTACTGAATCTCGAAACATGAGCGCGCGATTTTTTAATCCCGCAATCGCCTGATTTTGAGACAGACGTTGGCCTTTATATTCCCCTGCTTTTAGCCTTTGAATTGCTTTCTCTATAGCCCTTAACGCATCTCTTCGAGCGATGTGTCTTGGGTAAGCTTCGTAAATCTCACTGAGGTCTTCAGTGCTCGATTTTGAAGATTTACTCATATAAGGAAAAAGCAACTTAAATTCTTCGAGCTAAAATATGATCTTCTCAATCACATCCGTCACCAGTTCCTGCGTCTCTTCACACTGCCGCGTTGGGCGGACGCATCCCCGTTTTCGGGGATCGAGAATCACTCCCCGTGGAGGGCAACGGTAAGTTGGCAACCCGTTATTACGGATGTCATTGAAAATGCCTGTAAATCGATCTTCCTCAACCGAAAAGCCAATCTTTGATTGAAAGAGGAAAGGGGGACTTAGGGTCCCCCGTCGATTTTCAGGCAAAGATAGGACGGGGATCAATCCGTCATCTGAAACCTTAAAACTTGTCTGCATAAAAGTCAACCCTTAAAATCAGGACGCAGCACCATTCCGTAACTATTTACTCCGCGCGGAATCTGCGCGTCAGCCCTAAGAACTAAACGGTTGTATCTGAAAGAACTGTAATCGACGTGATGTTGCCAGCGATTGAACTTCCATGTGATCCTCGACACGTCAGGATGCTTTTCGCACAATTCCTTCGCCATTCGATAACGCCCATCTGCCTCTAAGCCTTCGCCTGTTTTGAGATAGTGCGGGGTCATCCCACCCTTGACTGTCATTGTCGTGCTTTTTAAGGCGAGAAACGCGAGAAACAGGACTGTACACCACCCATCTTTCAGAACTCGCAGACAAAGATCAGTGTCGTCATTATAAAAACCCTCATTCCTGTACGGTATGTCAGTTAGAATCAGCATGTTGCTGTAAACCCTCCGGTTCTTGTAGAAAGGGGGTAATTTGTCCTTACACTTCACAAAGAAATCATAGTGACAGCCAGCAATTGCGATGTTTTCGTAGCGTTCTACGAAATCCTCGATAACTCGAAGGAAGGTCCCGCTGCTTACCTTGACTTTGGCGTTGCGATTGAGACGAAGAAAACCCTCGATATTGTCGTCGAATGTCCAGAATCGCCTAACTCCAGATGCTTTCGCATGATCCCAGATCCAATTTCGAGTCGGCACTAGCCCTTTATCAGAGTGAGGGAGTGTAAGCACATAATCTTTTCTGAGGCCGCATGCAAGGTATTTGTCTACTTCCTGAGGCTCAATGACAGCCTTGTACTGGACGCCTATCTTGTCAAATGCCTTCATCGTCAGGCGGCTTTCATACCGGCCCTTAGTCGGGATATAGATCGGATAACGGCAGTTCATTCTCTCCACCTTCAGCTAATATTTCGTCTTCCTCGCTCGCGCTGTCGATCCATTGCTTTTCTGCGAACATCCCAACGCCTCTAGCTCTCGCATCGCTTTCAGGGAACCAAATCCAGCGCTGATTGAGCATCACCTTTTGCCCGATCACTTTCTGAAATTCCTTAACATCTTCAGGCGTAGAAAAATGAACTAAAAGAGTTCGATACGGCTTGAGGTTCTCGGATTTATATTCTGGCATGCCCTGCCAGTGCTCATCCCACCACTCGCCTTTCTCGAATAACAGCGGTTGTTCTTCAGCAGCCACTTCAAGCTCCTAATTTCTCTCTTTAACAGGCAACCCAGAACGCCCCGGAGTCCATTTGCGCCCCAGATTCCCTGCGTCTTACACTCGCGATTCCTTGGCTGATTCCTTTTTGACCCGTTCCCGATCCCGCTGTATTATCCCGTAGGCTGACTTCCATTGCGCCGGGCTAGCGTTGTGGGTTGATTCATGGTCTGCGAAGTTCTCCAGCAGCGTCCGGTCGCCTGAGGCCCGGATTACCGCCTGGCAGACTATGCAGGTTCGCGTGGTCGGAATCTTCATTCAATCCCCTTAACCCACTCAAATACCCCCTCTAGCTGAGATTGCGTGAGTTCTGTCATGCTGCTTACTTTGTAGCTTTCATACGCGCAGCGCTTCACGTCCTCTTCTGGAATGCCCTTGGCTTTTGCCGCAGCAAACAGGGCTGCAAAGCGTTTCTGGCCGTTTGCCTTGTCTACGGATGTCTTGAGTGCTTCTGTGAGGTCCTGGGGCACTGGAACAGGCTTGTGGGCCCATTTAATAACGTCTTGAAACTGGCCACGCATGACTTCTTCAACCTGCTTCAGCCCTAGAGTTGCAAGATGGGCCTCAACTTGGTAGTCAGTCTTGCCCGTTCGCTTAATGGCATCCCAAATCCCCTTAACTTGGGTTGGGGTGATGCGCCTCTGCTCTTCCGTGCGCTCATCAAACTGCTTTGCCGTCTCCTTTGGTTCCATTCGGCCGGTAGCAGCGTTACCATCGTCGTCCTCGCCGGCAACATTCAGGAAGGCTTGAGCGGCATAGCGGCGCGCATAAGTGACTGCACTCCCTACACCTTGGGCTGTGGCTTCTTTCAATGGCATTTCCAGTTCACTGCGAAACCATTCGCCCGAGGAATGCACCAACATTGACGTCAAACAAAGGCTCTTGCCGGTAACGTTTCCCGGTGATTGAATAAGGGCTAACCCGTTTGCAGAAAGTCCATCGCCTGTGGCAGAGATGACCGTAGCAAGGTCGGCATACCGACTCTTAAAGAAGGGATTGGCTGCATCTTTCGTAACGGCCTCAAATTGCGCATGAGCTTTCGCTAAAGCTGCCGCGATAGCGCCGATAGTGGGCGAGTGAGTAAGGTTAACGTTTCTAATAACTTGGACTTCTTCCTCCACGATTGCGCCTCTTTCTCCAACATGATCTTTACCGCCAGATTCTTGCTCAGTACTTCCACGTTCCCGCGATAGCGAACTAGGGTCATTTTTGAAAGGCCCGTGCGGGCCGGATTGGTTACCGACCGCCTATTCAACCCTTCGGTAGGGAGTGCACTCCCGCAGGTCCGCGCGACCCCGCCGCACGTCAGCTCCACATCCAACCTATTCCGCACAAAACCGCAATCAGAACTCCGGCAATGATGTAGTCGTACCAGGTCCACTTCATAAGCCCTTCTGTTCCAGTTCGCGGTCAAGTTCGTCGGCCCATTTCTCCCACTCCGTTTGCGGCCGTTTGGAATCTAGCTTGACGAAAATCAGGCAAGCCACGATGAAACCAACACAGCCGCCCATTGCCAAGTAAACGGCTGTCATGCGGCCTTCTCGCGCTTGGTAATTGCGGCAATCTTAAATCTCAACCAGCTATTGACTCTCTTCCAGCGCTCTTTCGCTGTAGCGGAGGGAGGTACGGAATCATTAACCGCCGCTACTTCGTCTATGAGAGAAGAGTGGAGGGCGATCTTTGGGTTGTCCTCCCAGAACGCCCCAATAGCGCAGTGATTGCCGTAGCCATCATGCAATCTCCCGTAGATAAGCCCTTTCCTCTTTTTTAGCGACTCGCGTATCAGAAACAGAGCTGTATCGTCAGGCATTGCTGGATTATTGCTGTCTTTAACTTCTCGCCTAAGTTTGCTCACGATTACCCTCCATTCAGCACTGTGTTGACTGCGGTTTCTGCGTCGGTTAGCGGCTCGTCTGGCGTAGATGACTCCGGCAGATAGCCCAATTCTTCAAGCAATTGGGCCGACGCAAGTAGCCGACCGAGTGGCCTAGCCGTGTTTGAATATCGCTCCGAAACCGTTGCGCCACTCATCCAGGCCTTATCCAGTTCGTAGATTTGCTTTATCAATCGCTTTTCAGCAGTCGTCATAGGATTTCTCCGTTAAACTTCGGATATAGGAATCGTGCATCCGCGCAAAGTCCCGCTCCCGCGTCCTCTCCGCAAACTGCTCTAGCAGTTCCTTGCACATTTCACTGCCCGGCGGGATCACGTGTTCGCTGCTCATGCGACACCAGCCAATCTTTTCATGTCCTCAAGCGCAGCTTCGTTGTCGTCAAAGAATCGACAGGGGTTGATCTTGAAGCTTGGATCGCTGGCGTCGTAAATCTTCATCGCCGCGAGAAGCGTATCGAACCTAGATTCCAGCCTCTCGCCCTTGGCTCCCGCGAGTGTTACAACCCATCCCGCTCGGCAATGAGTGTTTTGGCAGGTGTGCCACGAGTTCATTTTTAGAGCTTTGGGCTGTGACGCAGCCGCATAAACCGCCTTGTGAATGTCCGGGATTACTGGGACAATGATTGGCTCAACCGTGCTTCCCACAGGAGATGCGCCCTCTAAATCGGAGCAATCGGTGCAACGGGAGCAATCGGAGCAAACGGAGCAACCGGAGCAATCGGTGCAACCGGAGCAACCGGGGCAACCGGAGCAATCGGAGCAATCGGAGCAACGGAAGCAAACGGAGCAACCGGAGCAATCGGAGCAACGGGAGCAATCGGAGCAACGGGAGCAACGGGAGCAACCGGAGCAACCGGAGCAATCGGAGCAATCGGTGCAACGGGAGCAACCGGAGCAACCGGGGCAACCGGAGCAATCGAAGCAACCGGAGCAACGGGAGCAATCGGAGCAACGGGAGCAATCGACTAGACTATCTAGCGCCCTTTTCGCGGCTTCCTCGCTACCCCAGTATTCAACAGAACATCTGTTACCATTCGCATCTTCAATCCAGTTCATTCCGTTGCCTTCCTTCCATTGCGCCCAGCTAGCGCTTCAAGAAGCAGCTCGCGAATCATGCCGCTCAATGGGCGATGTTCATGTGCTGCCAGTCTAGCAATTGCTTTAAGCTCATCAGTCCTTAGCCGGACACATGCGTATTCTTTGAGTTTGGTTTGTTGTGCCATGCGATAAGGTATAGAATAGTTGCGAAGGTATGTCAAGATAAATCTGCTGTGCAAAACAAAAAGCCGCGAATCCCTAAAAAAGGACGCGCGGCTCATGCCCATACTATCCTGCCTGGGATTCTACTGCGTTCTACAGTTCCCCGCAAAGCTTCCCGACATCGGACTCCACGCCTTACCCGCTACCTGAGCGAAACTCCCTGAACCATTCTTGCAGCAGACTTTCTTGTTCGTGGCTACCAGCGTTCCACAGAAATTGTTGTTGAAGTTGAACGCGAAGATGGGAGCGGGAGCAGAAGTCGGCCCAGTTGCGCTGTAGCAGGAAGCGCGATTGAACGTTAGTGCTGATGCCGCCGTACCATCAGCCGTTGAGCCGTCCGGCGTTCCGCCCATGACGTTGAAATAGCATTGCGCTGCTGGATTAGGATTTACATGTCCTGCCCATGCGGTTGTGTCGCACGTCCCTCCACCAGTGCACTGCGAAGTTTTTGTGCAACGTGACCCGGCGTATGTCCCCGCCGAGCATTTCCCCTCGGTTCCCCCGGTCACATCCGAGCCAATAGGAGGCCACGGCGTATTGCCGAAGTACCCCGGCTCAGATGTTAGATAGAACGAATTTGGAAGAGTATGGCTGGCTGGAATTGCGTTGCCGTATGGAATTGTCCCCGTGCAGGAATCAGAAACCGCGCTTTGGGTCGTATAACTCCCGTTAACAGTAGCGGTAGTTGAATTAGCGGAGGCTAGAATCACCGAGGCTCCGCCATTGTTAAATTGTGAGTGGGTGCAACCGCTGAAGGTTACAGATTGTCCAGCTGCCCAGTTGTTTGCAACGGTGTAGGTAGCCACCGTTGTGGTTGCGGCTACTTGAGTGACGCTCGATGTTGGAACTGGGACTTCGCTGTTGTTGAATTGAGCCGAACCATTCACCACGTCCCAGTTGCCCCAACGGAACAGGGTGGACTGTGTTACTGGATCACTGGGAACGGGCGCGGACCCGTACCCTAGCGCGTAGATTGCCGTATCTGAACCTGAATACGTGTTGTGATATCCGGGCTGACCCAAGATGCTTCCGATGAGGTTGTAATACCGCTGATAAGAATAAAGCTTTACCGGATTAGTCTCGCTCGTGTTCCCGTTTTGCCAGCCGGTATAAAAATCTCGGAATTCTGTAGCAAGGTGACTCGTGGAATGGATGATGTCGGCTTTCAATCCGATATCATCGTTGCCCTCGCGTAGCTCCATTCCGTTGTCGCCTTCGTGTGAGTAGTCAGACGCCTGCATGAATGTTGGGGATGTCGTGTAGTGATCGAAAGCGGCGTAGTTATACCCGGAAACCGTGCCCACGGCGGCGTCCATTAAAAAGCAACTGGTACGGCGCTGACAGATGTTGCTTTCAATCAAATCGTTGGATGTGCCGAAATCCTCGATGCCGTAATTCAGCGACGAGGCCGCATCACCGACGCTGCCGAAAATGTAGTTTTGGAGAAACGTAATATGGGCAGCTTGATAGGCTAGAAAACTCGTTCGAGGCGATGGCGCAATGATTGAGCGTACGCCTTTTACCCAAGAGTCATAGGCAAAGATGACCGTGACATTAGTCGTGGCGGTGGAGTTGGTACCGTCAATTGAAACATCCTCTATCCCGTCGCCATGCACAAGGCTTGTGGTTCCACCCCACCATGCGCTTGGGCTCTGGCCGGAGGTAAAGTTTGGCATGTAAACCCCCGGCGAGATGGTGACGTTGTTGCCAGCAATATTTGTCACTTTCGTCATCTGGCGTTCAGAGCGCCCATTACGGCCATTGGAACCGCCCGCACCGCCTTGCACCGTACACCCAACACCTGCGGACCATTGAGCTAGGCAGGCCCAAATATTTCCGGTGTCGGAGACAGGATCAAGCTGATCTATGTAGATATACATACCAACGGATAGATTCGTCGTCGCACTGAGCGTAATAATGGTTGTCCCTTTCGCGTATCCAGCGGTCCAGTTGACGATGTTGGTTGGCGGGCCGGGACCATAATAGCTGAGGTCGTTTCCACCGATGCAGACGGCAGTAGTTTGACCGAGGCAATTGGCGTTCCCAGTGAACACAAGGAATGTGGAATTGGCTCCTTGACCGCGCAGTGTGACATTGTTTGTTCCGGTGAAGTCGATTCCCGAACTGAGATTGAAGGTCCCAGCACCAAGACTCACGAACTGGTTAGGCGTACAACTGGAAATTGCGGTGTTTATCGTTGCCGCCGTTCCCGTATAAGCCGCAATAGTCGAGCCGCACTGCGTAGTTCGATTAGGAATCCCGCCCGAGACTCCGGGGATGTTAGGAGCAGCACTCCAGTCAATTGCCCGTGAGGGGTCGATGATTCCAGACCAAGCCTGCCCGAAACAGGCAGCGGTTAACAACGCGAAGATGAAGAGAGATTTCATATCAGTGGTAGAAAAAGATCGCTGACCCCTTTACCGTGAGTGAGCTTGCCTGTGTCACGCTAGGTGCCGAGCCACTAGCCGAGTTCAGCAAATAAGCGCTGTTGAAATTATTGGTATCGTAAACCGCCGTATAGCTGCCCGTGATCGCGCTCATCACGTCGCCGCCCGTCCAAATCTGGTACTGCGCGTAATTCGTGCCTCCGGTGAGAGTGTTAGCCCCTAAAGTGCAGGTAGTGCAAGCTGCATCTGACACTGCGGTGATTGTTCCTATTGAAACCGCGCCGCCGGTGTGGGATATCTCATAAAAATGCAATGATTGGGCTGTTGGTGCAAAATCCCATGTCCACGTAAAGGTAGTGTCACCGCCGGTCGTTGAAAGAAGGTACGCGCAGTCGCCGAAAGTGTAGTTTCCTCCCGAATAATTATTGCCCCATGATGCCCCAGAGCAGTGAGTCATGCCTCCGTTGACACTGCTGAAGTTTCGAGGCCCGGAGCCGTTAAGATATCCCTCTGCTATGAGCAGCAAAGTGCTTCCGGCTGCTGTCGATGTTACAGTAATCGCGCAGCTAACCGTGGCCCCGCAAGTGGTTATAGTTTGCGCTGGATGAACCGCAGTGAAGCTGCCGACCGCCCCCGACCCTCCAAACGTCGCTCCCCCGCCAATCTTGGCCCCGCCGCCGATTACTTGAGCGAAGGAGGAAAGGGACAGAGCGAGGACAGCTGCTAGGATTCTTATTTGCACTGATGCCCCCTGAAAGTGCCACCAAGATTGGCTTGCAGCGGAGTGGTTAACGTCCCGTCGCCGCCCTGACATCGGATTCGCCTCTTACCTGTAGTCAACGAGAATGGCCCGTTGAAGGCGAATGTGGGTGACGGTGCGGGAATAACGTATCCGTTCGGCCTAATCTGCAACAGGAATACGTCGTTGCGGCAGGTAGAGTTGATTACGCAGTTGGCCGTGCCTGCGGTACTGCCTAGCGTCCCCTCCATGTCCGACGTGAAGTAGAGCCAATTGCCGTCCGGTGAGATTTCTCCGAGTGCGTTCTGCTCGGCAAAGTTGAGATTAGAACCGGAATTGAATGTGTGACCGACGCGCAACTCATTCGCCGTGTTCCCCGCTGAGTAGCTCGGGAACAGCAAAAAGAGTTCATTCCACATCGAACAGTTACCGCCAGCGCAGTTGGGATTGGAGCTGGAATTGAGGAACAGTCCCGTTGCGCTGGTATCCACTTGCGTTGTGAAGAAGGCAACTGGATTGGCGTCGGAGACGTTAGTGTTGAACTGGCTCGTGTGCTGATCGCTGTTCAGAACCGCCGAGAGCTGGAACTGATTCAGGTAGTTGCCGAAATTATTAAGCGGACTGGCGGATTGGTAATTTGTCCCTTTGAAGATGTGTGAGTAACCTTGACCTTCGTGGCCTGAGCAAGTTCCGCCTGACGCAGCGGTAGCAAACGATGTCCAGTGAACAGTGCCGTCAATGACGACGCCAGCGGTCCATGTAGGCTCCGTCAAGCTCTCTGTGCCAGGAGTCGTCATTTTGTAGAGGAGGAAATTGTAAGGGTAGACTCCGCCACCAAACTGATTGCCATTGCCAGAGCGCCCGGAGCCATTGCGCGGGAAAATCACCACGAGAGGCCCACCGCCAGCCGTAGGAACACCGTTGATGCCGGAGGAATTGACCGTTGCCCCAGGAGTCCAGTCCGCCTGCGCCGCGATGTGTGACTCAAGGCAACTCTGCGCCGTCATGGTCCCCACAGGCCAGATGTAGTTGCCCACGTCGGTGCTCTGGCAGTAGCCGTTGTTTTGAAAGCATCCGCCGGGGGACACGGACACATAAGCGGCTTGCTTTAACTGTGTAGCATCGTGGATCGGGAAGGTATCGGTTTCGGAGATTGGCGTGCAAGCTCCGTACTGACCGGAGTTGTAGCTTCCGTTTGCCCCACAGAGACCCCCGTTGACTCCGACACCATTTCCTCCGTTCGTGGAGGACAGCACCCATGTGATCGTATTGTCGGTAATCGAACCGCCGAAGGTACACGAGCCGCCGTCTAGCGAGTCCCAATTTGGCCCTGACGCTGACGATCCCGACGTGCCCCCCGAGACGGTCGTGAATACGCAATTGTGGGTGTTGTTGATGTAAGGCGCAATCTTAGCATTGGCCGCGAACACCGTGGAAGTAAGCCAATCCTGGGCTATGTAATTAGCGTTGGTATGATAAACGGTGCCATCGAAGCAATGAGCTGTGCAGTCCCCACATGAGCATGGTCCCCAATCCCCAGTGACAAGGCGAGAGTCCGTGTACCATACCCGGCAGCCTTTGCCGATCGTGTAGACGGCAAAAATATAGCCCTTATCTTGTCCGCCAGACAGAGAAAGCGCCACTCCGAAACTAGACGCCGACCCATCGGGCTTGAATGTACCATTCCAGATGTAGGAATTAGCGGCACTGGAGAGGCAGTGTGTACCTGAAGTGAGATCGAATATTTGGGTCGCGCTGGCGATGGAAGGCGTTCCGCTGCCATTCACAGAAAGTGTCAATGCTGCTGCCTGCACTCCTTGCGTAGCTACGAATGTTCCCGTATTCACGCTGGCAAACAGATAAACCTTGAGCGGATTCACTGGATCGAACGGCATTGGGAAGCTGTATTTAAGGGCCGACGTGAAAGGCGAGACTGCGAGCGTAGACGGGTTGAAGCCTTCTATCCAGCAGTTCCCGCCGTCGCTGCATACCTCGAATAACGTGGAGTTGGAATTGGCGTTCGGGCTATTCGCCTGCCCTGCGTGCCATTCGTTGTTAGTGTTCAGGCTAGCGTCGGTAAAGCGAATGAGTTTATGAGTGCCATAGGAAGCGTCATCATAGCCGGACATGATGGTACCGACGCCATTCAGGTATCCGCCAACGGTGCCAATATTTGCGGCTGTGACTGCCACTGTCCCACTGCCCGTGTTGGAATTGGGAACATTGATCGAGGAACAAGTCGAGGGCGTTGTAGAGCTGCATCCGGGCAAGGGGACATACGCCGATGCGTTCGAGTTGCCGGTGTATCCCTGCTGGGCAACCGCAGCGGCCACCAAAACTAAGATGGAAAATAATCGTCGCATTAAAGATTCTTCCCCGGCCCTATGTCTTTCCCCGGCCCTACTTCCTTCGACCCTCCGGCGGCTCCCCCTGCTTGATACATTGAAATTATTACAGAGTTGCTAGTCTCCGTCGTCCCCACCGTGACCGTTCCCACCTGAGACGTTTGGATTGCCGACGCTACGTAATACTGACAGACTGCCGCGCGCCCAGTTGATGTGTTACTGGCATTGGCGTTGATCGTCGCAACTTGTCCTCCAATGACTGGGCTAGAATAAGACGTGACTGCCCCGCCATCGGTGGCGAAACACGCCATCAATATCTCAGATGATTGCGCTGAAGTGTAAGTTGTGGTGGTCCAAGAAGTGCTCGTGGCGCTATTCAATCCGGCCGGATGCAAATCCAGCGTGCTTGCTCCCGAGGTCTCCATTACAACGCAGACGGTTTTTACTGCACTGGCTACATTACAGGTAACTGTAGTCGTCCCCCCAACTTCGCTTAACGTTTGGAAGACCGTCATGTCACCAGTATTGGCGACGCCGAACGCAGCTACAATGGTAGAGAAAGAATCTCCTGCTCCAGTTGAAACGCTCGCTGCGTCTGCATGTACGCCGTTAACTACAATTGTCAATTGATCCGTGGCTGTAGTATTGCTTCCTAACGTTACGTTGCATGTCGCCGCCGCCGCCGAACAGTTACCCGCCTGCACAAACGCAGGCAGCGCCCACGCCGAGGAGCACAGCACGAGAAGGATGAGCAGCCGCTTCAATTCATCCCCTCCTGATAAACCGCCACCCTAGCCTGATATTGAGGCGAATTCGCTGCGGTTACACTATATTGCACATTGGTGAATATTTTCATATTGTTCTCCTATTGAATTCTTGTAACTGCTGCTCTCAGCGAGTAAGTTCCTGTACCAGTTGAACAGGCGGTATATCCCGTTGCGTACTGCACCAGGCTACCATTAGTTGAAAACGTAAAATCTCCACTAGCCGACTCATTTGCGAGTGCCGTCTGGAAGGGAAAACTCGCTTGCATTGCGGTTGTAGCCGCTCCTGTCTGGGCCATCATGTTTAGAGCTACGGCAGAGTGAGTAACCGCGTTTTCATCAGTCCACGTCAATAAGAACGTCACTGATCCCGCAGTCACTACAGAGCACGCCGTACCTCCTCCCCAAAAGTTCCAGTGAACGTGATATTGACCGGCAGTATTGCAAGCTCCTGCCGCTGAAGCACAGAGAGTAGCGGTTGTAATGGCTGCCGTCTGGGCCGTCTGGTTGATGGCTCCCGGCTGCTGTCTAATCAATATTCCATAATTGTTGGTGCCGTTCGTGGCCACCTTAAGCTCGTGAGCAGTCGAATCGGCGTACGAAGCTATAGAACTGGCTACGTTTGTGGGAGCCGTGCCTTCGGTCTGACAGCGTGCCCCTCCCGTGCCTGCTGTACACGCTGGAGGGGACGTTCCAGTGGCAATCGAGGTAAGGGCCGCGAAGTTACCGCTTTTGTCGCCGGTGAACTGGGCAGTGTTATTCTTCGCAAAATTAAACAGAAGCGATCCGGCCGCCGAACTGGTATCCGTAACGTTAAAGTTGAGACCCATCCCGGTCAGGCCTGCGTTGTTCCAAGTCGTCTGAATTTGGTAAGCGGGAAAAGCGACAGTCCCAGTCACGCTACCCTGATTAACCCCAAATGGTGTCGCAGTTGATGCCGAAGCTGTACTGACCGTAAATTCGGTTTGATTTGCCAGGCCATTCGTAAGGGTGCCGTTTGTAGCCGCAGAGGTTTCGCCAAACGTCACGCCGTTCTGAGAGTTAGTTGTCTGGGCGACGTTGATGGTGAGAGGATTATTGCCATTTGCGATTGTAGTGATAGCCCCAGTGGCACTCACAACCTGATTGATAGGAACCGTTCCCGAGGTTAACTGACAAGTAGCGCACCCAATAGCCCCCGCCGCACTAATCGTGATTGGGGCTGTGCCACTAAGACCGGAACTGCCAACGTTGCCGATCGGCAATTGGCCGCTTACGTCAGCGCTTCCGAGGGCAACGGCAGAAATAGTGCCCGCTACCACGCCAGCCGTATTAGTCCAGTGCATGATTCCGGTTGCCGCTGCAGTCGGCATCTGAACTTCGTAAGCGGTAACCGAGGTAGGAGCCTCCAGAACTATAGTCGATGCCGTCGCGTGGCCTTGTGCAGTACCAGCGGGGAGAGTGATGCAACCCGCCGTCCCAGTTCCGCAATTAGCGGTAAATGTCTGAAGCCCAGACCAAGTGTTCGCGTGCCCTAAAGCCAGCGATGCAACAACCGCACCGGAAGTCGGAGAAATTGTTAGCGTTCCGTCGCTGTTTGATACCGAAGTCACTGCTCCGGTGAGAGCTTGGCATCCGATTCCAGTGGTTGTTGACCAGTTCAGCGCATGGGTGCCGTCACCGCAGTTAGAACCAAAGGCGGAGAAGGTCGGGAAATACACACGCTTCCAGTTGGTCACGCCATCTTGATAGAAAAAACTCGCAAAATTGGGGAGGATGGTGCAGGTGGCCGAGCCATCGCACAAATCAGAATGGCCCACGTTCGGCGTGACGGTCAACGTGGTTGAAGTGTTTCGCAAAACGAAAGGCAGGTTGGCCCCAAAGCCAGCAGAAGCAATGGAAGGCAGGGCAAGAGCAGTGCCAGCCGTCCAGTCTAGGAAGTTAGCACGATCTGTAACTAGCAGCGTGGCTGGATTCGTTGCGTCTATCGGAACTCCCTGCAAGGCGTAAGCACAAGGCTGGCCCACGCCTCCAGACGGAGTGGAAACGCACGGCTGCGGAACGCCATTCGGCCCTGTAGGTGCCGCCGTCCTTCCGATGACGTTGTTCGCTGTGGCTTGAATGTTGTCGCCCAGCACAACATTAGTCGGCTGTGTATTGCCATTCAGAGTTCCCGGCAGTGTGATAGCGGCATCAAGCGAGAGGACTGGAGTGGTTGTCCCCGTCGCTACGTCTATTTGATTGGCTGTGCCTGAAACGCTTGTGACAGTTCCGCCGCCTCCACCACCACTTATGAGCACCCATGCGCCATTAGCGCATGTATAGAGCGCCCCGGTAGCATCGTTAACGGCTTGCTGGTTATATCCACAAGCCCCACTTGCAGCGCCGGGGAAGTGAACCAGCGTGACATTGCCCAACTGCGCGAACGCACCACCACACGCAAACAGCAGGAATACCAGGAGTTTTTTCATTGGAATGTAACCGATCCCGAAAGAGTTTCCGAACCAGTATGTGAAACCAGCAGACCCCGCACGAAAATTGGAGTTAGACCTGCCGGGTCATAGCGCATCGTGGTTTGTGTCCCTGAAAACGTCAGCGTGGATTGAGTGACGAAGTTAGTAGCGATCCAGGGATCGACATTGGCGATTTGAACGGCTATTACCGCTGCGGAAGGTGCTGCGCTCCAAGTCGCCTCAAAGGAAAATCCAGTTAGAGCGATGCGGCTTCCAAAGCTCGGCAGCGCCACAGGAACGCTTGCTGTCCCTACTGTTACCGCTTCCCGAACTACAGGCGTAGGCACTTCGGCAACTCCGGCGTCAGGCGTGGATGAGATATTCGCGTTTGTCAGAGCGAAAGTGACCGTACCAATCCCGGTAGTCGCATTGATGGTTACGCCCGTCAGCGCCACGTTGGTGACGTTGAACACGCCGCTCGAAGTCTGCGTCCCAGTAACCGTAATGAACGATCCCACGGCAGGGATATTTCCCGAGTAAACCGCGACCGTCAAGGTTGCGACGTTTGTGGTCAACGCCACGTTCGTCACATATATCAGCGTGGGTGAAATCTTATCGTTGTAAGTTCCCCAAACGTATTCCGGGGTGTGGGGATTACACAGACGGATTACGGCGAATGGTGACGCGCTAAACAGTGGCATAATTTCCTCGATTTCTTACTTTGATCTGATTTTCTTCAACGATTCCTGCAAAATGGGGGTTAGATCGTCCTCAGGCGAAGCTGAACTGAGACTTTTGGGTGGCTTCACGGGGATTCGCTGGCCGTTCACAACTTTGGCTACAGGCGTACCGTTTTGCCGCAGTTCATTCCACGCTTTGCCCTTTGAGGAGGATTCTTCAAAGGCTTTGGCTTGTTCTGGGCTTATATCTCCGGTGATATGATGCGCGCCTGTGTTGGTGATGCCTTCAAATTCTCGCGTTGTCGGGTCGTATTTGTAGGCTTTCAGCGCACTTGATTTCACTGGGGTATAGCCTGAAAGCTTGGACCTGTCGAAAATCGGCTCATTCGGAGCCAACGGCTTGCCACCAACCGATTCATTAAGCAATTTTCCAATATTAGTCCGTGACGCATCAATCGTAGGTTCACTGATCGTACGCAGTGGCGCTAATGGCGAGCTTGCGGTAGTCTTAATTATCGGTTGGATTCGTTCTGGCATCTTTTCTGGAAGCTGAATGCCAGACGCTCTAGATGGTAACGCTGGCTGATTAGGTTCAAACCCGCCGCGCGCAGAAATCGGGCCACGCTCAAGCAATCCGCGCGTAGGCTGACGCGGCTCCTCTAGATATTCACCTTCAATGACCCCCGTCCCAAGTTGGGCCGGAGTTCGCATCGAACTTGCTGGGGCTTCATATTGACCTGCTGGTAGTTTGGCCTGAATGGGAGGCGCAATAGGTTTAGGTTTAATCGACTTAAGGGCTTCCCCCGTCACACTAGCGGGAGCGGCTCCAGCAATCGGAATCTCACGTAGCGCAGAGCCAAGATTTGGCAATCCAAAGGATTCACCGGGGATTCGGATTTTCCCTAACGCGCTGCGACCAAGACCAGCCCCTAGCAATGCGCCAAGCTCGCCCATTCCAGGAATGCCAGTAGCATGACCTGCGGTTGCGCCTATTCCAGCCCCGAGGACTCCAGGCGCTTTCTCTATGAGCGCATTCCCGCCTTTAGCTGCTCCGCGAATCATTGGTGGCAGAATTTTCTCCCCGACCAGTGGTGATGCGGCTAACGCTTGCCCTGCAATCATGTGTCCAGCAACTCCACCTATGTCCCCTTCTTTCGCGGATTCTTCCATTCCGGGGACATTCGCAATCATTCCTACAGCGGGAGCGGCGAGTCTGTAAGGCAGACTGTAACCAGCAGCCTTTCTACGCTGCCAATCAGCCGGGGCATCTGCGATTGTTTTACCGATAGATTGTTCCAAATCGTTCTGAGCTGTTGGATTCCCAAACGCAGCCGCGCCGAGGGTAGCCGCACCTTTCACTGCTCCAAGCACATCGTCCCCAGCAGCAGCCCAGAATCCGGGATGTTGAGTATCCTGTTGTTCTAATGGAACGACTGTGCCGCCAGCCTTGACTGCTTCATGGTAGCGATCCGCAGGAACATAGCCCAAATTCCCTTTAGGGTCTTTGATCATTACCGCTGGCTTTGCACCCGCTGCGATAGCTTCTTTCATCCTCTCAAAAGGAATATCGCCAGGAGTACCGTCAGGCGCAATGATGGGAACAGTTGTCCCGCTACTCAATGGGTTTTGGCCTTCCCGCCGAATTTAGAAAAGAAATCAGACGTAGGTTCATTCCGCGAGTTCTCTAACGCGCTCATTGTCTCCGTGATTTGCTTGCGCTGCGTATCCGAGAAATATGGGGCTTCTGGCGTGAATAAATGCTTCGCTTTTGCCTCAAATCCGCCCATGAGATCGCGCGCTTTTTGCAGCATTTCAATCTGAGCCTGCGTCATACGGAACCCCGATGAAGGCTTGGCTAACTCGAAATACTTCTCCATTAGGGCTTCATCCCCAGGTCCGGTGAACTTTCCGCCCTTCATGTAATCTTTGGCATAATTGAGTGCATCTTCCCCTGCCTTGCCAGCGACATTAGCCTTTTCTTCTCCACCAATGCTCTGTGCTCCGGTCGCGTCCATTCCCGGCTTTAGCTCTACGACTTTGCCATTGATGACAGCAAGTTGGCGCTGCTCTTTTTCGGGTTTTTGGGTCGCGTTTGCATAAGCTGCTATCGCGTCAGCTACTTTGCCTTCTGGGTGCGCCTTTTGATATTCATCAATGAATTGCTGCTCGGGTGTATCCGGCTTCTCTGGCTTAGGCTGTGTTTTGTTCTGTTCCTGAAGTTTCAGCCAGTCGCTAGCGGGAGCGCTTGGATTCTGCTTTGCCCACAACTCGAAATCATTGGTCGGCTCTTTAGGTTTAGGATTCTCCGCTAGCTCCTTCTCGGTGTCAGCGCGTTCCTTCTGTGCGCCCGCTTCCGTAGTTTGGTTTTCTAACTGTCCCGCGCGCTCTGCTCCCGCGATATCACTCTTTTCGGCCAGTGACTTATTCAGGTCCGTTCCCGGTATCAGTGCCATCGTTCCTGGTGCGAGAATGTCCCCTGCTATGTTCCCAGCCTTCGCTAATCCGTGGAAAATCTTCCCTGCTACGCCCGGATGTGCGGAGATAGCCGATCCCCACGGATGCTCTTTCTCGTACTCAAGTTGAGTTCCGCGTTGCTGAAGGTAATCCTTACTTCCAATCGGCGCTGTAGCGTCTGGCGGCTTCTCAAGGTTGAATATTTGCTTGCCAAGCTGATGCGACCCTTCCGCAGCTCCTAAAAGACCGCCCGGTCCCGCCGAAGCCTTCGCCAATGGCAGTAACTCATCAGGAATGGCCCTTCCCGGCGCCAGGATGCCCCCTAGCGACGATTGCGGGATGCGTGGCTGGATTCCCTTCAGAATATCGGGATCGGGGTCTAAACTCGAATCTGAGAGGATTGGGGGAAGGATGAGCATTAGCCGCCAACTCCTGGCCTTGCACTCAAAGTGCGGATTAGTTCGTTCATGTTTTGGAGCCATCCCACCTTGCTCGCGTTCGTCTCTGCATTCACATCTTCCGGCAATAGACTTTCTGCTTTCAGCCCTGCGTTGGTATCTTCGCCGTAAAGACTCCCCAATTGCTCCTGTGCCTGCGCTTGGCGCTTTAGCCCTATATCTGCGCTGCGATTCTTGACTCCCAAAGCGCTAGCCGCATTTGTCCGCATTTTGTCTCGTGCCGCTTCGTCTAAAACGTTGGAATATCCTGCCGAATTGCGCGAGCGCGCCACTTCAGAATTGGCCGCACCTTTTATCCCTGATTCCGTTCCGCCAGCGCCCTGTTCCCCGGCAACCAACATGCTGTTTTCCTGCTCTGGCGTGTAGCCCGTTGGAGTTTGGGCTTCACGCTCAAGACCGGGAATCAACGAACCGGCAATCTGACCCGCGTTGGCAAGCTCAGTTCCAGCAGTCGAATTGCTAGTCTGAAATGCGTTCTTTGCGTTATTAACCGCATCTCTCATTTACGAACCTCCAAAGTAAAGCGCGGCCAGTCTCGTGTTCGTTCCCAACCAAGTTCAACGAGCCGCGCCCCGAAACTCTTTGCGATTTCAGGCGGAAGCACGCAATAAAGCGAATCAAAGCCAATTCTCGCAGCGTTCGCTTTCAGGTCCGCATTTATCAATTGGACCGCTTCCCATCGCTCGGCCGGGGTGCCGTAATTGTGATCCATGATGAGATATACTTCGGCCTCCACTTTGACGAACGCTGCGGCGACTAATTCCCCCCGTTCCCCGTAAACAACCCTGCGAATTGGGAACAGCGGCGTCAGTACGTTCGGCATGGTGTAATTGAATCCAGATTCTTCGTGCAGCTTCGCTATCTGATCCGTGTTGCCGTTCATTTGCTCAACTTTCATACCGGAATATTCCTTTTTGGCCCAACCGGAGGCCGTTGCAACACTCGCCCGAAGCCGTACCCGCCCTGCTGCCCATTCCCCGCAGCTGTCCCTGATCCAGTCGATGGCTGAAGCGTTAACTGTGTCGTGCCGCCCAAAGTTACCGCCGTAGGATTAGCCCCGCCGTAATTAACCGGCCTCGCAGCATGACTTCCCGGACTCTGCGCGTAAGCTCGGAAGTAGTAAGAAACTGCTACTCCGCCGTCAGTCTTGGTTGGTAGATTCAGCACCGTTCCCCGGCTTGTTCCCAGATGAACCACATGCGGAGCTGGAAAACTTGGATCGGTATCGTGCTCAACGAAATAGTTAATATTCTTGTTAATTGGCACGTTATGAGTCAGGGTCACATGCACCAGCTCCCCAGCAGTCTTGACGTTCACGCCCTGAAGTGGTGGGGGCGTGGCTGCAAGGCCCACCGGATCAGCCGCCAGATGCGAACCTAAATTGTTAATAGCATCCTCGATTTGCTGTAGCATGTTCCGCGTAGCAGGTTCCCGGATACTCTGAAGTCCCTGCCCTAGATTTAGCTTGCTCATACGCCACGCACGGGAGCGCTGGGCGACTTTGTGACCGTCAACTTCGCTTCGGACAATTGGAACTGTCCCGGCAATGTCACGCCGCCCGGAACCGTGACTGGATAAGTCGCATTCAAGACGTTCTGCAACCCGCGAATATTGAGCAACCCGCTCGCGCTGCTACCCGAAAACTCCAGATAAAGTCTGCTGGCTTCTACCTGCAAAGGCCGCTCTACGTTGTTTTGGAAACCTTCGAGATTCAGCTCCAAATATTTAAAGAGCTTTCGGTGATCGCCCAGAATCGGCCCGTACTGGCCTTCCTGCTCGGCTTTCACAAATCCGTAAGTGTCATACTTGTAATTGATCGTCCCAAAATCATCACTCAGCAGGCCTGGAACTTGCGAGTAGATTTGTGAGCCGGTCGAACTACCTAAGTAAAGCGGCTGCGAGGTATTGCTGCGCGTGATGAATGCCGCTGAGTTTGTCGGAATCTGCCAGATTGACCACTTGCGGCTGATATCCCAAGAGATTAGTTTCCCTGAAAATGCTATCTTGATCGGACCACGGATCGCCAGCTCCTCCGACGTGTTGAGGTCTTTGTAATTCAGCATCAGAATTACATTCGGGCTTGTCGGCGTTGCCGCGGCTGCGTTCGGCAACCATTGATTCGGCGTTGGCAGCGGTACGCCAATCAGAATCTTCCGATTAGCCGTGTCATTTTTGACCCAGATGGTGTAGCCGTAAGTCCAATTGATCGCATCCCAAAGCGGCTGAATCTCCTGCGAGATTTTCACCGGCTCCGAGCCATTGAAGATGTACAAACCGCTTCGATGCGCCGTTACTGCCCATTCTTCCCCGTAATCGTAAGCATTGATCCCGCAGGTGCCTACCTTGTTCGAGACTTCCCGGACTTTCCAGCTTGCCGGTTCATTCCCCGGACTATCCTGCGTCGAAACCATGCTGTTCGTCTTGAGAACATAGAGCACGTCATAGTTAACGAACGCGCCCAACGCAGGTTGATTGTTTTGCGATCCCACGCCCAGCGGTCCCGTAATTCCATCGAAGGCCTCAAGATTGCGGACGTAAGAGCCTTGCAATTCCGTCGTCAATATCGGCTGATTGGTTGGGTAAATATCGAATCGATCTACTAGAACAGTAGAATTGTTCGGAATCGCCGTTGCATAGAGCCTCAGAATCAAATCAGGCGGAACTTGCGTTGCAAAAGCCGTTCCTAACAGCGATTGGTTGAATATCTGAATCGCTGAGGTCATCGCAGTAAACGGAATCGCGCAGGAACCATAAACCCGATTGAGGGTCGGTGAAAACAGGTCGATTACTAGATTTCCCGCCCCACCCGATACCGAGAGCGCATTGACTCGGATGTTGTAAGTGAAATTCGGCAGAATAATCGGGACTTGGTAGAAGTCCTGATACGCCGATTGCGTAATCAGCCCAAGAATCGCCTGCGTCGAACCTGTCGAATTGGTAATTTGGTACGAGTTCCCAAAAATCGGGGAAACTACTACCTGTCCCCCACCGCCGTTAACAGGATCAACCGTCCATCCGAGCGGAGAAGAAATTCCGTTGGTATTCGGGAGATATCCGCCGTCAAATGTCGGGTTGAGAAGGTTCTGAATCTTGTTATTCTCAAGCCCGTAGAACATCCGATCCGCATAGGCTATTGTCCACGCCGGAGAGCCTAGTTCGACCTGCTCGAAGAGATTGTTGCCTTCGATGTCGATTGCCGTTGCCGCCAGGAGCACGGCATCGGTGAATCTAAAAGTGGCCTGCGTTGTAACGTTGTCATTGATGACCGTCGATGTGTAGGTAGTCGGCTGGCCTTGGCCCTGGATCGTTACTGGGTTAGGAATGTAAAAGAAGTTTCCACCATTCGCTCCCGTGAAAGCAACGGCCCGGCCTATAACATTTGGAGGCCCAAGCGCAATCTGCGAAACCTGCAAAATGTTAGTGCTTCCCGATGTCTCAAAGACCACAGGCGGCGAGGGAGCGGTATAAGCTCCGTTCCGGGTAATGAAAATCGTAACCGCCTCGCGGACTCCAGAGCCGAGCTGCCCTGTAGTTGAAACCGTGCCACCGCCAGAGTTGCCAAAAATCGCATTTACACCCAAGCCAAGGTTACTTAGGCCTGGATCGAACTGGAAAATCGTCCCACTGACAATCCCATTGCCACTTTCAGATGCCGTAGTGACATTTGGGCCATTGAGCACAACCGTGAAAGTTCCCGCGCCAGCCGTCGATACTTGCGTGTTGACTACGTTGAAAATCGACGTACCGTTAACAATCGGCCCATTCGTGCATCCGGTGACTGTGACCTGGTCGTTTACCGCTGGCGCAACGCCTGAAACTAGCGTGTAGTTGTAAGTTGCAATGTTCGACGTGAGGCTAGTCGAAGTAATAGCAATCTGCGCCCCGTTTAGGGTCGCAAGTATTGTCCACACCCCGTCCCAGGATGCGCCCGTTGCCCCTGAAACCGTAACGTGATCGCCTACGTTAATCGCCGCTGGCACCGTCGTGTGCATGGTTGCCAGCGTGACCTGATACGTTCCGGTAGCCGTGTCCGGGCCGCCTACGAAGGTGTTGCCAACGCTGCCGACCTGCACCGTGAAATACCAGCGCGGCGCTCCCGAACCATGTGGCGGGAAACCTTGCCCAACTCCGGTAACGATGTAAGTTCCGGTGAGCGTGTTGAATGGGCCGGAGGTCATATTCAGATAGACCGCCCCGCCCACAACGATATTCGGGTCAGGCGCACCGAATACAGTTTCGTTCGAGTAAAACAGCGTCAGCACGTTTCCTGGGGAAGTGTTGAACGGGCCGCTTGACCAATTCACCCCCTGCCAGTGTCCCGGATCGCCAGGATCGGCTGCGGCAGCCGACTGAGTAAAGCCGTTAGGCGATGCAACCACTGGGTAAACATTGGTTCCTGCTGCCGAGCCAATGATTGAAGGCCCAGCTCCCGGCCCTACCTGTGAAATGCGGTCTAGATTCGATCCGTGGCGCGGTATATCGGTTCCTGCCTGCGAATTCGAGAACGCTATCCATTCTTCGTTCTCTTGCGTCGAAGATTGCGCGTAGCTATTTGGCAGGATGTTCTTGGCTATTGAATCAAGTACATGGGGATTGTTTATTACATCCTCTTCCCAAAGAATCCCCGTCGAATCGAGCGCCAGTGCCAGCAGCGTTCCATTATCTTGACGGAACGATTTCAGGTAATTGACGCTTCCCTTCGCTGGTGGCTGAGTACACAACGCCACCCACGCCTCGCGGACTAACGAATCGACTTGCGCGTTGGGGTTTCCGACTACATACCCTTCGCGGACTAACTGATCTGACTGCGCGACTGACATTTTAGGTGCTGACGGTCAGCCCGATTTCACAGTTTGATGCCGCCCCCGGTGCGCCGTTGAACCAAAGATCGTTAGTGTTTGGGTCGATGATTGAAGGCTGATTGTAGTAAACAAACGAAGAAGTCAAAGTGTTAGGATTCGGGCCAACCTGGTCAATGTTGTTGGAGCGGTAAATCGGCGTGATTGCGCGCACTCCCGCAACATCAATGTTTGCCGAGTACCAGGTATTCAAAAACGTTGGCTTGGTGACGAATGCAGGAAATCTGAAACTCATGCGCTGTCCTACAGTCGAACTCGAATTAAACTGAGCGGCATTTGCCGGAATATTCGCGGCATTTCCGTAGTCAGTTCCCTGCGGTGTGGTGAATGCCCACTGATTCAGCCCCGTGCTCGCGCTATCCGCATTCGGCCCGTCAGTCTGGATTCTGCCATTGCCCAAAAACGTATTAAGCGGAGCTGGCGCTGTGGTATCGAGCATATAGAAATCGTCAAAGTAATGCGCCCCACCACCAGCAGCGCATAGCATTTGCAAATTCACAAAGCTGTTCGCAGTTTTTTTCGTGTTCCCATTGAATGTCAGGACCGTTGCCCCGTTGACGCGAACTTGCAAAACCCCACCCGAAGCGGCAATCTTGGCATACAACTCAATCAGCGCGTAGCTATTAGCGGCAATCACTCCGTTTGCCGAAAGAGAACTGCCTGCTACCAGAGTCGATGGCGCACCAATTCCCGGTCCACCATCCGTGTAAAAGCCCAACGCGCCTTGCTGATTCACTGCCAGATTAAACTGCTGGGCATTAGCAACCGTATCCTGACCCAGAGCGATCATGTCATTTTGCCCGACTGGTAAGGATTGTGTCAGGAGTGCAAAGCCAGCATAGTAACTTTGCAAATTGACCTGGAAGGACCGGCCTATAAAAGCACCAGAAGCAACTCGGACGCCTTTCCCAGCAAAACGGGCGTAGGTCGGATCGACAGAATAATTGTTGAAGATGTAATCAAAGACGGAGTTGGCGACGTTCGTATTGGCTATGGTAGGCAGGAAGTCGAAGCCGCATGACCATACGCCCGTGTTGCCGAATATTCCAGCCATTTAGCTCCTAGAAGGTGTAGCAGAGGGTGTATTGTGCCTGAAAGCCGTCGCGGACTTTCACGCTTCCGACCAAGAAATCAACGTCGTAGTTCAATGGGGAAGCGCCTTCAGGAAGGTCGCTCGCTGCTAGCTCAACGCACAACCCTCCGAAGACACTCAGCGAGATATCCGCATTCATTTACAGTGCCCGAATAAACTCAGCGCGAAATGCTATCTGATCGGGGTTTACCGTTGCACTCCCCACAATCGCCGCAGGCAATGCGCCGGTAGATAGTTCAGCAGGCGGTGATTGCGCCGCAGCCCCGGTGAATATCTGCAAATTCCCCTGGAATGGCAATCCCGAAGCGTATGACGTAGGCAAAGCAAACCCCGTATCACCCGCGGTTCCATAGTTGGCATGAGTAAAATTGGCGGTGAATACAGTCGCAGAAAGACTGCCCGCTAGTACGGTCAAGGTTTGACCATTGAGGAATGTTGCCGTTGTCACGCCGCTAATTAATACCTTGTCGCCCGCCGCCAAATTGTTGTTTACGGTGATGGTAACAACATTCGTAGTCAGCGCGATATTGGTTATCAACCCTCCCACCGTATTCAGGATATAAATATAACCGGAGCCGGAAGTTGATTGAGCCTCACACCACACCGGGATCATGCTCTGCGCTTTGATCTTTTCAAGAAAATAATTCACCCGAATGCCGCCCTGGACATAACTGGGCGAACTCCCAACGAACGTAGCTACGCCGTAAACGTTCTCACGGCGCTGCGTGTTATCAACATCATACGGAAAGCCTGCCGGGGTGACGGTTACAGTTGCGACTGCCATAATAAATTCCTCCTCGGAATGTTGTTGTGGTTTGGGACTTCCTCAGTCCAGTTAAACTGCTGAAACAAACGGAACTGGCGCGGGCTTGGCTGCTACAGGCTTGGCTGGGGGCGGTGCTGGCACTTGCCATGTACCCGGCAGCGTTCCTTGCCTGCGGCCTATCACCAAAAATGGCTGATGATGCCCTTCAAGTACCGCATGACCATTGATTTTCACGGTTGGCGGCTTGGTGGAATATTCATTAACTGCGGTTACGATTAAGGGAACAACATTGCCCGCAGCAGCGGAACTCCCGACATGGGAAGTACGGGTTTTGTTGATGGTTGCGGCATCCGCCGCGCTTAACTGATACTGAACAACCGATCCTACCAATACGTCTGCCATTGTTTTCTCCTTGTGAAGTTATCGAACTGGAACATTGTTGGCCCACGAACTATCTTCCCCATACGGGATACGTTCGTAGTTTGTAGCCTGTTGCTCGCGTACCTGGCGAAGTATCAAAGCGTCAATCTGCTCTTTGGCTTTGGCGCGATAGTCCTGCGCAAGTGTGAGATCGCCGCCTTCGGCCCGTGCCGCGCGGTAGAACGCCGCCATCTTGTAAGCAACGGCGTCGGTGCAATCAAGGATCGGGACGCTTAGACTGGCGAAGTCTGTTCCTGTGCCGCTCACTTGTGCGGGTAGGGCAACCGAGGCCCGATAGCGAATATCGGAAGTCTGCGTAGCCCCGCACATGTAAATCCCGTCCTGTCGATATTCCCAGTCGCCCAGCATGGTTGTCTGGTTTCGCGACGGCAAGCCGAATTGCGATGGAAGCATAGGAACGAAAGGATTTCCGGTCCCGTTCGTTCGCTCCCACATTCTCAGTACGCTTAAAACGTTCGCGGCGAGTTTCAGCGAAGTATTCAGAATGCTCGAACCATCGTTGTACCCGGCGTAGGTAATGCTCACTTGCACGCTAGGATCAACCGCAGCCAGTCCCAGAGGACCGTTCACGGGCGGGATGCCAATCAAAATGATGTTGTCCTGAATCAGCGTTGCTACGCCATTGTTGCCCAGCTCCCGATAGGTCTCACGGATCGCTGAGTTCAACATCGGGATCGTGAAGGGGGCGGTGTCCGTGAGAATTTGCCCCTCGCCAACCGTCGAGGTAGCGCCAGCCATCGTATCCAACACGAGGCTTCTCGCCAGAATCATAATGTCGCTTACCAGTGGGTAAGTTGCGGGGGGGGCTATCGGCATAGTTGTGCTACACTCCCGTGCATGAAACCGCAAACCTTCGTCACAACTTCCTATCCAAGCTCATTGATCGAGGGCGATGAAATCGTGATAACCGGCACGAATGGAAAAGCCAGAGGAATTAAGCGGATCGTAAGCATTAAAGACTGCGAGCTTAACCTGCGTCCTGTCTCGTTCTGGCGGCGATTAGTCTACTTCGTTCGACATCCATTCAGTAAGTAAGCATCACGAGGAAGCTACGAAAACACTTCCCGTCAGGAGTTCGAGTTATGCAGACGCATTCCCTCGTGAAGATTTTGGGATTAAAAGTCTAACTTCCTGATGCTCAAGCAGTCCGCCTAAATCAACCCACGGAATTACCTGGTCTGCATCGCCTGACGCTGCAATTAAAGCTAGTTGCGCGGCTAAATTGGCGACAGATTGCCCCGAAAACAACCTCAGAAAATGAGAAGGCCT